TTAATTATTTTCGAGTATCAGCTTTATCGCGGCAGTGTGCGCGTCAGTATCAGTGGCATAAAGGCTAAACGAAATTTCTCCCTTTTGTGGTTCAACACGAAAGTGATTAGGGTACTGATCGTCCTGATTCCCGAGAAACTTAAATACAGTTTTCTCTATCGGTCGTCCCATCATATCATCATACACGTCCGGCATTGCCACTTTCAATGTATGCTCCTCGTCTAAGGCTTCCGTCGAAGTGGATTTATCTTTTTTGAATTTTATATTAGTAGCATCAATAAGGTCCTTTTTAAGCAACTCTTTCACGCCCTTGGTTATATCAAGAGGTACTGGGTTCGAATTGTTGGAGAACAAGGATTTTACCACGACATCGCGGATGCTGGATTCAGAAAACCCTTGTCCTAAATTTACAACATTTGCGTTACCAAAATACTTTATGTAACGGTCAAGAATAGTAATGCGGAGGATAACTATCCCCCTTTTGAAGTAAATTGAAACTGGCCACTTGTTTGTCAGCGTAACAAACTCCTTTTTCTCTTTCACCAATATTTCCGAATCCACCTCTAATAAATATTTGTTCACCGTAAAACCGGCAACTTCCGACGTCCTGTCTGGCGCTTCTTTCCCGAGTTCAGATAAATCAAAGCGAGGAACTCCCCGGCACTCATAGATATAAACATGCTCTTTCGTCCTATCTGTCTGGTCAAGTGCAAAGGCATCAATAACTGATGTGGCGTTCTCGGCAACGATTTCTCGCAAGAGGTGGTCCTGGCCTTGGTGTGCTTTATTAAAATGTTCTTTAACTACTGCAACCGGGTATAATCGGAGAAGTCGATCTGAGATATCTCTGGCTGTATTCATCTATTCTAGTGTAGGGGATCCGTTTATTGATGATAACTAACTGGAAATTTTCCGGCTACTTGGAACCTAATTTTTACTGTATTTAACCCGGCTGTTGGGAATAGTTCTAGCCATCAATATCAAGTTTTGGTAGGCAATGCAAGGTTTTGTTCCCGCAATTCCATCCCACTGTATCTTACTAGATCCTGATACTCCGTTGACCCCAGTGAAGGCTGACATCATCACCTGCCCTTGTGCGTCCAAGCCCCATTCACCAGAAAAAGTCACCTTGCTACTATCGCCATCAGGTTCAATATAGGCCATAGCTTTGATTACCGTCCCTCCCTCGACTGATTTGCCGTCGCAGATCACTTGCATGGATTCTTTGTTCGATTTTACAGGACAGCCGTACTGAGCCAGGTTTTTCGACACGATCCCGAAGGCTTCATCGGCTGAATACGGGCTATATGCAACAACCTTCGTAGATCCTTTCGGGATCTTAGCGAGGTCTGCCTTATCCACCAAGAGTGTCGGTGCGCAAGATTGAAATAGGATCATTAAACACAACAGTATATTTTTTTTCATCGGTAGAGGGTTTGTTTGCGATGTAATTATAAAAACTTCGTCTTTCGATTCAAATCAACAACATTCATCAGCTCGTACACTTCATCAAGGTGGATGGTCAGATCCGGGTAAAGTCGCTTGTCTGGATTAATGGACTCAACCGTGATCACCCCGTTATCAACATCATGATCCTTTATGTTTTTGACCAAAATGCCATCTTTATGAACAATTATAAATTTGTTGTACTGTTTGAGATGAAATTTACTATTCCAAAGCGGGCGGTCAATCACTCTGCCAGTTACAATATCCCCATCTAGCAGAGCATCTGGCCTGCCGCTATTCATGCTGTCACCACGAACAACAAAGGCACGGTAAGTACCTTTATGGTAAACATCCACACTGATCATATGTTTAGGAAGGTCTTCTATGAAATCAGGATCGCTCCATCCAGAGAGATATCCTGCATAAGCATAGTAGCCAACCAAAGGCACAAGCATATATGAACTACCCTTTTCGGTAGCTATAAATTCGTTTCCGGTTTTAGTGCGTATAACTTCTTCTGAACCATCTGGAATATCTACTTCTTCAGCTTCAATTCTCGGCAATATCATGTCACCTTCACCAGAGTGAAGCCAAGTTTCGGAAATTTGCAAATACTTGCATATAGTAGCAATTGTACTTCTATTGTACGTCTTGCCTTCATTTTTGATTATCCGCCCAATGGTTGACTGGGATATTCCAGTGTGCTTTGATACCGCATAATTAGTTGAATGCTGGTGCTTAATAGCATACTCAAGTCTCTCGCCTATTGTTTGCATTATTTATAATCTTTCTAAATTACTATTTTTAAGCGAAATACTTCCATATAGTCTTGCATTGTACTTCCATATAGAAGTATATTTGCATAGATCATTAAAACAAAGATATGATTTAAGCAGCCAAGCTTCCAAATGGAACTGATTAAATGGTTTTACGGATACATCAAAAGTTTTATGAAAACATCTACCAAAGTACAATCATTCGAGGAAGCATGTGTCGCACTGGGATTAAATCCAGCCGAAGAACTGCCATATTCCGTAGCTACAACGAACCGCCAGAGAGGTATTAATGCCGTTGCGAAACTGGCCATTATTGCAGAGGCTCTCAACGAAGGGTGGAAACCAGATTGGTCTAACTGGAATGAGAGGAAATACTACCCATACTTTGATAAGGCCGCGGGTGGTTCCGGGTTCTCGTTCGACGATTTCTACTGCGACGCCTCGTACACGGGTGTCGGTTCCCGCCTCGTCTTTCGTACCGCCGAACTCGCGCGGTACGCGGGAACGCAGTTCCTCGAAATTTACCGGGAGTGGATGGTCTTCGGAGAATAACACTGTTGAGGAGTAGCTCAATGGTAGAGCGTCTGACTTTGGTTCAGAAGGCTGTTGGTTCGAACCCAACCTTCTTATCGATGAGCAACACGGTGGCTTCGTGTTTAAATAGCGGATAACATGCCCGGTAGCTGAAAAGCAAAAAGAGCCCCCGCTACGTAGGAAGACGGCAACTAAACCTGCTTACGCCTTTTGAAATGTAAAAGGCATTGGGATGAGGCGAAAGCCAAACCGACGTGAGAGGCTTTCCGGTGTGCCGCAACACCGGATCTACACTTCATCAACAATCAACCCGTCTGAGATCACATTTAATTTTCAGAATGATGCAAGAACTTATCCAAATCCAAAAAAGTAAAGGCGGACGTGATGTGGTATCCGCTAGGGAGCTTCACGGCTTTCTCGAAGTTAAGACAGATCTCGGCAGATGGATAGAACGACGAGTGAAAAAGTACGGATTTACAGAGCATCACGATTTTGTAAAGGTGTCGCAGAAATGCGAAACCTCCGGAGGATCACAGGAGGTAATTGATTTTGCATTAACCTTGGACATGGCAAAAGAACTGGCCATGGTCGAGGGGAACGAAAGAGGAAAGCAGGCACGTCAGTATTTTATTGCCTGCGAGCGGATGCTAAAAACAATTGCAACACCGCCAGCCCACCAATTGCCAAAAACATTTTCAGAGGCACTCCGGATGCTAGCCGAGAAAGTGGACTCAGAAGAGCGTTTGTTGAAAGAAAACGCCGAGCTGAAACCAAAAGCCGAGTACATGGACAATGTCCTAAACTCAGTATCTGATCAAACTACAACTTTGGTTGCAAAAAGTTTGGGATTGTCAGCAATCCGCTTGAACCAAATTCTTGTCGATAAGAAAATACAGTATCGTGTTGATGGATCGTACGCCTTATACCAGCGTTACGCCTCCAAAGGTTACGCGGCATACCGCACAAGGCACTTCATTGACAATGAAACGGGGCAAACCAAGACCAAAACTTATTTGGTTTGGACTGAATCAGGAAAGGCATTCATCCATCAGCTGCTAAATCCCCATCTGAGTGGATTCAACGTCTCTCATCCAAATCAACAGGCCCAAGCATGAGTTTACCAGAAATTACACTGGAAGTTGGATGTACTTATTTGGTCCGCAATCAAGGCGTTTGCCAGAAATCCAATAAGCCTGGCACCAGAACAATCATCCGACAACTACCGGCAGGATCCCTCTATGATTTTGAAGATGATCAAGGGGAATTCTACACCAAAAACGGCTGGTTCCTGAAACGGCACCGAAGCAAATACGACCTCGTCAAGAGAATATCATAATCACCTCATCAACAACTTTAAACCTAATGGAAGCAGTAGTAATATCTCCATTTCAGCAGCGAAAGCAAGAAAAGTACCGCAAGGTCTATGACACCTACAAAAGTTTGAAGGCATCCGGAGTAAAGTCCAGAGCGGCGGTCGAGCATATCCGTATCAATAGCGAATTGATATGTGGAGAACCCATTGATTCTTTTGAAACAGTCTACCGAACCATCAGAAGGATGAAAGATGAGGAGGAAAAGTTAATGAGGAAAACGGCTCGTCAGATCAACTAATGACAAAGCTCACGACCTACGCTATATTGTACTTCGGATCATTTGACCAGTACATAATGTCATTCTCCAATTTTTGCTTGGAGAACTCAAACGTAAGCTTTGCTATCACGATTTCGCTCACAATAGCAATACTTTCCCCTGGCATAAAAGCGAAGCTATACCATGTACTTGGCAAAAAGTAAAACCTACACTTCATCAACAAAATGGGTCCATTAGATAAAATTGAATTTCACATGCGTGAGACAAACAGCATCTTGATTGATTTTCAAAAAAGGCTCTCTCGAATTGAAGAGACACCAAAAGATCCGGATCCGCTTCCGGAAGTCTACATCAACAGCGCCGAGGTGCAGCGCATCCTCAACGCATCGGCACCTACCATACTGGCCTGGAAAAAAGAAGGACTGCTTACTGAGCACAAGAACGCCAAGTGCCCAACGAATAAGTACCTGCTTTCGGAAATAGACTGGATTAGCAAGCAGAAATATACCTTCCTCAGCCCTGTGGACCTTAGTAGATTGATTGCCAAGAGAAAGACCGAACTTGGATATTGATATTACGTATATAGAAAACCGTTTTCGATATTTTTAACATTTACATTCATTATTTTATGTCAAGACACGAAGAGTACCTTCCTGTTAATCCTGTGCAGCGCTATTATGATTGGCGATCCGAGGATAAGTCATTTTGTTTCTACGATGCCACCGCAGAGCAGCGATACTCTGAGAATCTACCTTGGAAGTTCTACATCATACGAGAACGGATTTGTGTTCGCGGATTTGATAAGAATACGCAAATGCAGGTTTTTTCAAACGAAATCCGCTTTTCCTCAAAGGAAGAATTGAACGTTCGCTGGTCGGACAACACGACAATTGCAAAGGGCCTATGGAAAGATATTAAAGATGAGGTCAAAGCAAATGGCGGGCATTTCACAAAGCTTTTTTACGCCATGTCAGACAACCTGGAACTGGTGTGTATAAGGATCAAAGGTAATGGTTTGCTGTCTTGGGGAGAAGTGGTAGGGAAAAGCCAGAAGAAACAGCAAAGCGAGTGGATTTCGGTAACCGGCTATGCCGAAAAGGCATTCGGTGAATCAATAAACACTTTCCCCACCTTCAATTTCGGCGGAGGATTGACCCCATCAGAAGACCAGGTGGCAAATGACTTGTTCGCAGAACTTAAAGAATATGGACTTATTAAATCATCTGCTAGGGCGGAATCAACTACTGCAACGACCAGTTCCACTGTCTCAATACCTGAAAGCCAGTTGCAGCTTGACCCCTCGAATGACGACGACGACCTCCCATTTTAGCGTGTCAAACTTCATTATCATAACTACCTCATCAGAAATCGTGAAAGGTCGAGAAAATGAATGGATAGCAATAGTTTACCTATGGTGGGCTATTCAATTTATAGCATTGTTACTCGTAATAGCATTCGTGTCGACAATAGTCGTTTTCGCGGGTAACATCAACGAAGTGTCGAGGTTCCTCAAATGTCTTTGGCATTTGATCTGATTCAAACATAAAGCAGGGTTTTCCTGTAAAGACCAAAGGTTAAGGGTTTAGGAAACATGCATCTGGACATTATTCCAGACCCGTTTTGCGGGCGATATGTGTATTCATCACCAAATCAAAATAACAATGAAAGACGAGATTATTCCGATCAAAAAGGAAAATGCCCAGCGTGCCTTTGAAGCCGCCGACGAGACTGGCAAAGCGCTCTTAGTGGGGCTGCTTGGAGAAGAGACTTTCAACATCGATATAAAAGATCGTGTGAAGTCCTACGAAGATGCATGCAGATTATTACAAATTAAACCCGCCCAGCTGAGCGAATTTACAGTAGTCCCAAGAGAGTTCAGAGCGCCAACCTATGCTTTCCACCGATTGTGTGTCATTGCAAAGGCATTGAATGAGGGTTGGGAGCCTGATTGGGACAATAATAATCAGTATAAGTACTATCCCTGGTTTGATATGAGATCAAAATCCGCGGGTGGTTCCGGGTTCTCGTTCTACGATTCCTACTGCGTCAGCTCGTTCGCGACTGTCGGTTCCCGCCTCGTTTTTCGAACCGACGAACTCGCGCGGTACGCAGGAACGCAGTTCCTCGAAATTTACCGGGAGTGGATGGTGATTGAATAAAGAAACTGGTTGTGCGCTGCTTGACCGCAGGTAGTTCCAGGTTCTCGTTCAACGATTACAACTACGACAACTCGAACACGAATGTCGGTTCCCACATATGCCAGATAAGACTTTGGCAGCGCAAACCATGGCAACACGCCAAAAAACGACTTCTATAATTTAAGTGCATCGGTATCCACCCGTGTGGAAAAAATGAACTTCAAAACATAGGCCTGATGAGACGGATTAACAACTTATACCGAAGTATTTGCAGTATTGAAAACCTCAACCTTGCTGATCAAAAAGCCAGAAGAGGAAAATCGAAACAGATCGGGATAAAACAGCATGACCAAAACAGGGAAGAGAACATCCTTGCCCTTCACGAAATGCTGATCAACAAATCGTTTGAAACATCCGAGTATAAGACCTTCATTATATTTGAGCCTAAACAGCGCGAGATATACCGGCTACCGTACTATCCTGATCGGATTGTTCATCATGCGGTTATGAACATTTTGGAGCCTATCTGGATGTCGTTATTCACGGCCGATACTTACAGCTGCATTAAAGGTCGCGGTGTGCACAAAGCCGCAAAGAATGTTCAAAAGGCTTTGAAGAACGCGCCTGAAACCATGTATTGCCTGAAACTTGACATAAGCAAATTCTATCCTAGCATTGATCACAGCATCATGAAAGTGATCATCCGTAAGAAGATCAAAGATGTTGACTTACTGTGGCTGTTGGATTCGATTATTGACAGTGCCGCCGGCCTACCCATCGGAAACTACCTCAGCCAGTACATGGCCAACCTTTACCTTACATACTTTGACCACTGGTTGAAAGAACATCTCCGTGTAAAGTATTATTTCCGCTACTGCGATGATCTTGTAATACTATCCGGAAGCAAGCCGTACCTGCACGAGATCCTGGCAAGCATTAAAGATTATCTCGCCTCAAAGTTAAAATTGAAGGTAAAGGACAATTACCAGGTGTTTCCTGTATCCGATCGGGGCATCGACTTTGTCGGCTACAAGATGTACCACACCCATACGCTATTAAGGAAATCTATCAAGCAGAGCTTTGCCCGGGCAGTGGCCAAAGGAAAAGGGAAAGAATCTATTGCCGCTTACACCGGATGGGCGAAGCACGCTAACTGCCTCAACCTAATTAAAGTACTCTCCCATGAAAGCAATCAAAAAGTTCAAAGAGTTAGGAATACAACCTGAAAGTAAAGGCTTTGAAGGTGACAAGATCAGCATGGATCGGATATTGAATCGCGAGATAACGGTTCACGATTACCGGATCGAAAATTCAAAGTACCCGGAGAAAGGCAATGCAAAATGCCTGTACATGCAGATAACGATAGGTGATAACAAGCATGTTCTCTTCTCGGGATCAAAAGTCCTTCAAGACGAAATCCAGCGAGTTTCCAAGGATGATTTCCCATTCGCAACTACCATAGTAAAAGAGAACCGACGATTCGAATTCACTTGAAACAACATTACACTTCATCAACAAAAGCTACCAATGTGGATTTTACCCATCAATCACCCGCTATCCTCTCAATTTGCCCGGGGATACGCGGAATCGAACGAGGACTTGAAAGAATATTTCCAAGGCTCCGAACCGTCGCTTATGTGGAAATCGAAGCCTTTATCGTGGAAAACCTTTTGTCAGCAATGGAAGCGGGTATGGTGGCTCCGGCACCTGTCTGGACGAACCTTAAAACCTTCAACTCGAACCCATTTCGAAACAGAATTCACGGAATCATTGGAGGATATCCATGTCAACCGTTTTCACTGGCCGGTAACCGTAAGGGAACCGAAGACCCAAGACACCTTTGGCCGTATATATACCAGATTATCCGATCAACTCGACCTGTTTTCTGCTTCTTCGAAAACGTCTCAGGACACCTCAGCATGGGATATGATCAGGTTTACAAAGGCTTACGAGATCTTGGTTACAAAGTTGAGTGCGGAATCTATACTGCGGAGGAAGTGGGCGCACCACAAGAAAGAAAGCGGCTCTTTATCCTTGCAATATTGGAGGACACCTATGGCGACAGATCATGGTGGGACAACGAGGGAGGACTTTTCAGAAAAGCTTTCAGAACAGGCAAAGAATTGGTCAACACCGGATACGAACCTATGGAAAGGGGCAGTCTCGAAAGATTCATTGACTCGGAAGGACGGAAAATCAAGGATGGATCGATTAACGAACCAAGTTGTTCATCAAAACTGGGGAACTCCGCGAGTGAGCACGAATGGGATGACCGGCAGCCTCCGCGAAGTCTCGGCAAGCCGGATCGAGGATCAGGTAATGAACTGGCCGACACCAACAACGTCCAGAGGCGACTATCAGAACCAAGCGAACGGGTCAAAAGCCTTGAAATTGAGCGGATCAGTTCAACATTGGCCGACACCGACAACAATGGATCAGATAGCACCGAAAACAGACAAGGCAATTCTCAGGGAAATGATGGAGATCAGACCCGGACGGAGCAGCTTCTCAAATCTCAGGGATTCGGTAGTTCGCGGCACCATGACAGATTTCCGGCAGGCCAAGGAGAATACCAGTTCGACTGGGAACCCCCAAGGACGTTTGGATCGACAAATCGCCTGCCAAATACTATACGAAAGCTGTGGCGTCAAAGCCGGTCGCATTTTGAAAAAGTTGTGGGAAAGGAAGTATGGACAGAAACTGACCGTAACATCAAAAAAGCGATTGAATCCAGCGTGGAGTATACAGTTGATGGGTACGGATTTGTCGAAGATCTTCACCGTGCCATTGGCAATTCAGTGGTCGAGCAAACTGCCGAAATAGCCTTCTTGGATCTTCTCAGAAAACATTTTCAGTAAACACTTCATCAATCAATATTATGGAAAATGCACTCTACGGTCTGTTGACCACCATTGCAGTTGGTATGTTCTGGTTTGCAATCAAAATCGCGCAGGAACTGAAAAAGGCGATTGAAATTGATGCCAACGGAAACATAGTTCAAAAGGATGGCAAAACTGTGTAAACATCCAGGATGTCGAAACCCGGTGTTCTCCAAGTTGTACTGCCTCTTCCATCAATATTTGGCCAATAAGATCAAGCCGATTAAAAAGGTAAGCGACAAACAGGCCGCTCGTTTGAAGGTCTACTATTCACTGACCCCTGTTTTCTTGGGAGAAAATAAATTTTGTCAGGCAAAACTGCCAGGATGCACAGGGAAGAGTACGGATGTTCACCATCGCCGCGGAAGAGGATTCTATTTGCTGGAAATAGCGACATGGATGGCAGTCTGTCGAAAATGTCACAAGGTCATTCACGACGAGATGAGCCTAGCAGAGGCAATTAAACGAGGCCTCAGAATAAAGAGAGTTTAAGTAACCCAACTCAAATAATGGCAAGACCTTATAAGCCAGGATTGGAATACTTTCCGAAAGATTCCAACATGTACGGAGAACGGAAGATAAGACGGCTGATGGCAACCTGGGGGCTGAAGGGTATTATAGTGTATGAGTATCTGCTTTGCCTGATTTACGGAGACCGGGGCTACTACATCAAGTACGATTCCGAGCTCGCTTTCGATGTCTCAGACTTCCTTAAAAACGGCGTGACTGAAGAAGATGTAAGAGGGATAATCACTACCTGTGTTGAGATAAATCTTTTTGATTTTTACTGTATGCAGCATGTGCAAATACTTACCTCATCAGGAATCCAACAGCGATACCTGAAAGCGAAAAGAGGCGGGATTATTGATGAAAGATTCGAGGTTATTGCAGTAAAAACTCGAGTTATTGCAGCAGAAACTACCGCAAATTCCGCATTAAGTACACAAAGTAAAGTAAAGGAAAGTAAAGTAAATAAAAGTATAGTAAATGAGAGTAAACGCGAGGCTGATTCGCCTATCGGCGGCACTCAAAATTCAAGTCTTAGAAGTGGTGTAATTACCACTCAAAAACCGGAAGAAAAAAAAGCCCCCCCGGTTGCGCCGCCCCCCCCTGACCAAGTCAAGAAGTTTGACCTTGTGAAGGACGAACTAGGGATCACTCGATGCATGGTGCTGCGGGAGATGCTAGTGGAATACAGAAACAAAAATCCCACTCTCTACCCTGAGTCGATGTACAAGAAATTCCTTGTCCACTGGTCAACCCCAACGGCGAACGGAAAGCCGAAATGGCGAAATGAATTAGATAAAAAGAACGGAGCCTTCGACATACCTGGCAGGCTCGCAACATGGAAAGGAAATGAATTCAATTCAGCAAATCAGAGAGGAGGATCACAGAAACTACGTCCTACGGCCAAAGGGGTCTCTGAGTACCGAGGAGGAGCAGTTCTTAATGATGTGGAAGATTAACGGGCCAAGTCCAATCCCACTGACCGAAGAAGAAAAGACCGCAGTAACCGAGGTCGCGATTCGTGTCGCGATTCTGGAAGCAGAAAAGGAAAAGGGGTTTAACCGATACAAGCAGCTATATGCTGTATCGGTGACGGAAGAGAAGGTATTCCCTGAGCTTACCCCTGCCGAATTCCAGAAGTTCATCGTAGAACTTGGCGTTTTAAGATCGCAAGAGCGCGGGTGGCCCCAAGAGTTTCAGCTCGATGAGAATAATCGGGTAATCGTGAAGTCGCTTGCTCATTATTTCACGAATAGTCCAAAGTTCTCGGCTTTCAATGCGGGTTTTTCTTTAAACAAAGGCATTATGCTGGTCGGAGACGTGGGATGTGGCAAAACACAGCTGATGGAACTTTGCAGTAAAAACCCGAAGCTTTGCTACGCAAGACACGATTGCATTGAGGTGGCCGGCGAATACACTTTACCTGGCGATCAAGGGGGCGAGAATGTCATTCAGTATTATTCCGAAAACAGCAGAAGCCCTGACGTATCCAGAACAATGGGACATGAGTTTTACGGACGGTTCTTCGATGATCTTGGAGCGGAAAGCAGTGCACGCCATTACGGAAATGAAAAGAATGTGATGGAGCAGATTATCCTAAACAGGTACAAGTTCCATCCTCATCACATGACGCACTTCACCACCAACTTAGTAATGGAGGATTTGCAGGAAGTCTACGGCAAAAGGGTAGCAGATCGCCTGAAAGAGATGTGCAATGTAATTGAGTTCCCAGCAACAGCTAAATCTAGAAGAAAATGATTACGGAGAGTTTATACACGCCAAATTGCATCAGGACATTCAGCAGGCTTTACATGAATGTTTTTGAGCCAACCGAGGAAATGATCCGAATTGAAGACATCGCGCATGCTCTGTCAATGCAATGCAGGTTCGGCGGGCACTTACCTAAGTTCTATTCAGTTGCTCAACATTCAGTGCACTGCTGTGAAGAAGTAAGCGAGGTACATCAACTTGCAGCACTTTTGCATGACGCCAGCGAAGCTTATCTGGTCGATATACCATCGCCCGTTAAATCGGGGCTTGCGAATTACAAGCAGCTGGAAGATAGGTTGATGAAAGTTATTGCTAAGAAGTTTGGATTCGACTACCCTTTGCATCCCGACGTCAAGATTGTTGATGAAAGTATGCTACACGCGGAGTGGGAGTATCTGATGCTGGAAAAGCAGCATTTTTTGAAGTTCAGATCTTGGTCTCAGGACGAAGCAAAAGGCCGGTTTCTCAATATGTTTTACCAGATAAGTCCCCAGTTTTGATGCATAGATTCGTAATCGGAATTGATCCAGACATCAGCAAGTCAGGTGTAGCGATCTGGGACCGGGAGATGAAACGCTGGGTTCTTTGGAAAGCATTTGCAAACGAAGATTTGATAGATGAAATTCTAAAAATCTGCGATCCTTCCTCAGCTCTGATTCTTTTGGAGGCGGGTTGGCTAAATAAGAAATCCAACTACCGAAAAACGGCCGGCCGGAGAGTCTCAGAAGCAATATCCCGCAAGGTTGGTCAAAACCAAGCATCAGGCCAGCTTCTAATGAGAATGTTGGAAAAGCAGGGATTTATTGTCAAAGAAATTAAGCCGCTCGTGAAAGGTGTGCTGAAAAGAGACGGATCGTGGACCGTTACTGGCCGTAAGTTCATTGAAGAGAATACCGGCATTAAATCAAGAATCAACGACGAGGTTCGAGATGCACTATTTATTGTGCTGATATCAAATCAGCGGGCTTTGTTTTAAATACACTTCATCAATAAATTGAAAATGACAACCTACAAGAGCTTTCTTGAAGCAAAGATTCGTATTGCCGAAAAAACAGGGATAACAGTCAGTCGTGCCGATCTACACCCTATTTTAAAACCTCACCAAGCAGACTGCGTGATATGGGCACTTGCAGGTGGGCGCCGAGCTCTATTCGAGAGTTTTGGACTTGGAAAGACGTTGCAGCAGCTCGAAATATTACGTCAGATCATTCGGGTTGTTGGTGGTAATGTGTTAATCGTTTGTCCTCTTGGAGTTAAGCATGAATTCAATCAAGATCTACTAAAATTAGAGATAGAAGAAAATGCAGCATCCCTAGGCATTAATCAGATCAAATACATCACCTCCACAGACGAGATTGAAGATGGCCATTCGTGGTACATCACCAATTATGAACGGGTTCGTATGGGCGACATCAACCCAGAAAAGTTCATTGCCGTGACTTTTGACGAGGCATCTGTCCTGCGAGGATTGGCCACAGAAACAGCAGACACAATTATGAAGCTGTTTTCGAAGATCAGATACCGATTTGTTTGCACCGCAACGCCTTCGCCGAACAGATATTTAGAGCTTATCAATTATGCGGAGTTTCTTGGTATTATGGATCGCGGACAGGCCCTGACCAGGTTCTTCCAGCGGGACTCCACAACTGCCGGCAACCTCACGCTATTACCGAAGAGAGAAAAGGAGTTTTGGTATTGGATGTCAAGTTGGGCAGTGTTTATAACGAAGCCCTCTGACTTGGGGTATTCAGATGAAGGGTACGACCTTCCACCTATCAAGATACACCGGCACCGAGTAAACTTCGAAAGAGGGCTGAATGTAGACAAACGAACTAATCAGTCCACTTTCATTGCAGATTCCTCCAAAAGCCTCGTTGAGGCAGCAAAAGAAAAAGCCGTCTCAGTCACCCACAGAGTTGCCAAGGTTACGGAAATCATCAATTCGGATCCGGATAGCCATTACATTCTGTGGCATCATCAAGAAGTTGAGCGACATGAAATAGCAAAGGCACTCGGATCTGATGAATGCAAGTCAGTGTATGGGTCCCAAGACTTGGACCAACGAGAAAACAGGTTGATCGGATTTTCCAAGGGGGAATTCAAATATCTGTCTACAAAGCCCAAGATCGCCGGGTCGGGCTGCAACCTTCAATATTTCTGCTGCAAAGCAATTTTCGTCGGAATTGACTACAAGTTCAATGACTTCATACAAGCGGTTCACAGGATCTATCGGTTCGGTCAGACAAAGCAGGTTGAAATCCACATTATCTACACTGATGCCGAGGAGCAGATCCTAAAAACGCTTGAACAAAAATGGCACAATCACAATAACCTACAATCAAGAATGACTGAGATTATCAAAGAACATGGACTAAATTCAGATTTGTACTCCTCAGAATTGAAACGTGAGATGTTCACTGGCAGGAAAGAGCTATCTGGACAAGATTGGACTTTTGTGAACGATGATTGTGTTGAAGATTTTAGCAAGAGAGATGACTGCAGTATAGACCTCATCGTTAGCTCTATTCCATTCGGAAATCATTATGAATATAGTGAGAACTTCAACTGTTTCGGACATAATGAAACCAACGAGGATTTCTTCAAACAGATGGACTTCCTCGTGCCTCACCTTTACCGAACTTTAAAGCCGGGGAGAATTGCAGCTATACACGTAAAAGACCGCATTCGGTATTCTTATATGAACGGCACGGGCTTCACGTCTCAGGATCCATTCTCGGATGATACGTCTGCTTCATTCAGGAAACATGGTTTTCACCTACTGACCAGAATCACAGTGACTACCGACGTCGTGCAGGAAAATGCACAAACATACCGGTTGGGATGGTCGGAAGCTTGCAAGGACATGAGTAAAATGGGCAATGGCTTACCAGAGTACATCCTTGTATTCAGAAAACCTCCATCAGATTCGGCAAATGGCTATGCAGACGTACCGGTAAAGCATAGCAAGACTGAATATTCACGTGGCAGGTGGCAGGCTGATGCACATGCATATTGGAAGAGTGCCGGAGAAAGGCTTTTGGATTCGGAAACATTACGTCGGCTCGGTCTATCAGATGTACTTAAAGCCTGGAAAGCTTGGGATACTTCCGAACCATACAACTATGATCGACATATAAAGCTTAATGAAATGCTCGACGATCTGAAAAAACTGCCATCTACTTTCATGGCCGTTCCTCCTCAATCGACACATCCGGACGTATGGGGCGACATCAACCGGATGAATACACTAAACTCCACACAGGCAAAGAAGAATCTTGTGAAGCATATCTGCCCGTTGCAGCTGGATATCATCGAAAGGCTCATCGAGAGATATTCAAACCCGGGCGAGCTGGTAGCGGATCCTTTTGGTGGGATCGGGTCAGTCCCCTACCAGGCAGTCAAAATGGGGCGAAAAGGTTTCGCAACGGAATTGAACTCGGAATACTGGCAAGACGGAACCAGGCACCTTCGGTCACTTGAATCAAAACAAATTACTTTATCACTTTTTTAAACACTTCATCATGCAAACAGCAGAACTGAAAATCAGCGTTCAAAACGCGTATGTCGCTTTCAAAAATGGCACGGCCAAACAGAAAGCATTTTTAAGGGACTTGTTCCCTGATCATAACTTTGATGGCGACATCACTGACCGAGTTGGTTCGTATGAAGATGCATGTGCAATCGTGGGGATCAACCCGATGACCATTGACAATTTTAAACCATTTCCGGAACAAGACAGGGAGTACCACTTTGCATCGCACAAGCTGGTGACAATCGCAAGAGTACTTAATGAAGGATGGCAGCCGAATTGGAACGATAGCACCCAAGCCAAATACTATCCTTGGTTTAAGCCCGCGGGTGGTTCCGGGTTCTCGTTCGACGATTGCATCTACGACGGCTCGTACACGACTGTCGGTTCCCGCCTCGTTTTTCGGACGTCGGAACTCGCGACCTACGCCGGCAAACAGTTCATAGACATCTACAACATAATCCTCAAAAACTAATATGGCCAGCTGGTATTTATCAAAAATCAGATATCAAAAAGAAGATGAGGCAGGCTCTCTTCGGACTATCAACGAAGCGTTCCTGTTTGACGCGGTTTCTTTCACGGAGGCGGAAGCAAGAGCTTACAGTAGCATTGTGACAGGCGCGAGCGATTTCAGCGTGTTGAGCATCACAAGAATGAGGCTTGCTGATATTTTTACTTACGAAGAAGGTGAGCAGTGGTTTAAAGCAAAGGTGATTTACTTCTCGGTCGATGAAAAGAGCGGCAAGGAGAAAAAGGTTGTGAATTATATGCTTGTGAATGCCGATGGTATTCAGCAGGCTCTCGACAGGATCAACGAAAGCATGCGCAACTTCCTCATCCCATACGAAACGACGGATATAGTATTGACTCCAATTGTAGATGTGTTCCCCTACAATTCTGAACCGGACCAGGTTCCTGACAATATGAGGCCGCTTGCGGATGTACTGGCAGAACGCAAACATGATCAGTCACTCTAACGTCCTTCCCATGCCGCTACCAGGAGAAAAATTAGAGGGAATTTATGACCTCATAGAAACAGCGATATATTCTCTGGAAGTCTGTGATGAAGAGAATACCGGCCCACTTACTGAGTGCCGTAAGGCGATTGACAGGGCCACTGAATTTCTGGAAGATGAGGAAATGGAGGTTTACCGATTCGGGGATCTTACGAAAATTCCAGATCACAACTTTCAGCCGTTTGCTTCAATTAGACAGGCAAATGAAATCATACAAGCACTTGAAATTCCAACTGAATATACCGAAGAAACCGAAAGCGATTTTGGAGAGTGTATTGAACAGCTGGAACTAGCCGCAGAAATCCTACTGAATGAAATTCTAAAAGACTAAAATTCATCAACATGTCAGAAATACTAGAAGAAATTCCTAAAAGCAAAAAGTTCAAAGGAGGCAGTGTGACCTCCAAAATCACAGTAAACTCAAAAAGATTTCTCAGAGCTTGCGAGACTGCATACCGGGCGATCAATCCAAATTCAATTGTTCCAGCGATCGCAAACATTTTGGTCCAGCTTGAAGATGGCAAGCTCAAATTTACCGGTACAAACCTCAACCAGACGATCGTCACTGAGATTGAGCACAATGAACTTTTTGTAAGCGCACGTTTTTTATTCCCGGCGGACTTGGGAATGAAGCTTCTTAAATCAATCCCCGACGTGCCGGTTGAGATTACCCATTTAACATTTCAAACAACAGACTCAGTCGGAAATCCAACCACAGCCGACGCGATTGAGATCGGGTACGCAGGCAATACTTACAGGTTCGAAACCTTCGCAGCAAAAGACTTCGTAAATGTGCCAGATTGCTCAATCTCTCCCGTTACAACCTTCAAGACCGAGGCCGTCAGTAAAGGTATTTTCTTCTGCAAACAGTCGGTCAGCGAAGATAAAGACAGGCCTTCAATCCAAGGGATTTTCTTTAAAGCCCTCGGCAGCTCTCTTGAAGTGGTTTCAACGAACCGGCACATTCTGACAAAGTATGTCGCTGATTTGGAAGAAGAAATCGAGGCAGAGATATCATTCACCATCCCGACCAAGCCTGCTGAGATTATCAGCGAACTTACAGGTGAAACAATCGAGCTCCGGATAACTAATAATGGTGTGCAGTTTTCCAACGAAACTACCAAGGTATTTACACTGCTGATTGATGAGAGATTCCCCGATTACAACTTGGCGATCCCTAAATCTCACATATCAGAATGCATTATTCCACTGGCGCCGTTAAAAGCATCAATGAACAGGATAAATATTCTTGCCAACGAGAATGCAAAAACATCGCTGAACATCACTGATGAGTCGATTGAGATTGAGATCTATGATTCAAACTTCAATAACGATGCATCAGAATCAGTAGCAATAAGCTCCCTGTCAGGCCCGCCCATTAAGATCGGCATCAATCCCGTTTATCTGACTAAGATTTTAGCCAAACATGTCAGCGGCGATATCACGATGAAGCTTGGAGAAAATAACCGGGCAATCCTGATCTACCCGGAAGATGAGCCGGAAGTCGAATTGCTGATAATGCCAGTCATGATATAAGTTATTACTGCGGGCATGAACTTAGGCCCGCAGTATACCCATCTACGTTACAATCAAAATTCATCAACAACAATGAAGAGAGGTACAGTTAAAAGTAAAGAAGCTGCTCCAAAAAGAGGAAAACAGAAACAAAATCTTGTTAATTCAAATGAGGTTTATTCAGGACCTATCAACCGATCGTATGCCGGCAAGAACAAATTTGGGGTGAGCGGGTCCGGCCATGTGTCCTTCCAGATATACTCTAAGCTGACATTGGAGCAAATGCAGCAGCGATACCCAGGGTCAACAATTCAAGCTATAAAGTACAAAGCTGATGCAGGTGTTTGAATTTGGACATATCATGGTCGACATTGAAACGATGGGCACAGGATCCCGATCTGCAATCATCGCCATCGCAGCGGTGGAATTTAATGTAAAAAATGGTATGACACGCCGAGCTTTTCACACTAATGTTTCACTGGATTCCAGTTTACGGGCTGGATTAGAATTGGATGCCGATACAGTAATCTGGTGGTTGCAGCAAAACGAAGAAGCACGTATGGCCATTGCTAAACCTGATGGCCAAAGTCTTTACGAAAGCCTTTTGCAATTGTCTGACTTCATATCTTCTTGCGGGAAGGATCAGATAGTTTGGGGCAATTCAGCAAGGTTTGATCTTGGCATTCTTCTGGACGCTTACGAAGCAACCGGACTTACGGCGCCGTGGACTTATAGGGATGAACGTGACGTAAGAACGCTCGTAAGTATCAATCCCGCCATTAAAGCTCAGGTGTCATTCTCCGGCACAAGGCACAACGCACTTGATGATTGCCATTATCAAATTCAATACTGCTCGGCGATATGGAGATCAATCAAATGCAGCTCATAGGCTCAATACTCGGTTCAGCCAGGTTTGACTTGCAAAACGAAAAAATCCTTCAAGCTCAGATTTCGGATCTGCTAGCAAGGAAAGGCATCGAACACACTCGCGAGGTCGAGTTAATCGAGGGCGACATCATTGACTTTATGATCAACGAAGTCGGAATAGAGGTGAAGATTTCCGGAGCCGCCAAGAGCATTTATCGCCAGTGCTGTCGCTACTGCGAGCACGATGCGGTCCAAACCTTTATACTCGTCACCAACAAAGCAATTACACTACCTCATCAAATCAACAATAAACCGACTTGCGTCATTAATTTAGGAAGAGCATGGCTTTAAAAACTTACGGAGAGATCTTTTACGACTATGGCGAAAAGAGGTTCTCCATTACCAAAGCGGAACCGCATGTGTGCATTAAACTTAAACAGCTTTTCCCAAAAATCCCTATTTCAGCATCAGTACCGTTTCACTTCAAAAATTCTCCGGAGATATGTGCTGACCTCGACTGGTTCATGCAGCGCTACCCGCTTTTTGTCTCAGACACTACTTTGGAACGGATTCAAAAAGGTAAGGAAAAGCATATTCAGGACATCAATGATGTCGAGCGGATCCATATGCCGGAATATACACCGCCCGTGGTGCTGTTGAATGGTGGATTCCAGGCAAGGGACTATCAGGTGCGGGCCAGCGAAACTTACCTGAAAGTAAAAAGGCTGCTAATTGGTGATGATTTGGGGCTGGGTAAAACACTTTCAGGAATTCTGTCCTTTCTGAACCCCGAAACACTGCCGGCCGTTGTCGTCGTCCAAACTCATATGACCGAACAATGGAGGAAAGAAGGGATAGAAAAATTCACCAATCTCAAAGCACATATCATTAAGGGTACAAAGCCCTATTCATTGCCGGAATCAGACGTTTATATTTTAAAGTACTCTTGCTTGGTAGGCTGGGTTAATACCTTCTCAGGAGGGGTGTTCAAGTCTGCAATATTCGATGAATGTCAGGAGTTCAGAAGGGATGCAAGCGAGAAATACAAGGCTGGCAAGGCACTTTCTCATTCAGTCGAGTTTTCACTTGGATTATCGGCGACGCCGATTTATAATTTTGGAGATGAGATTTACAACGTGATCAACCTCATCCATCCAGACGCACTGGGCAGCAGGGACGACTTTCTTAGAGAGTGGTGCGTGTCCCATGGGATGCATTATAAGGTTAAGGATCCAAAAGCATTGGGAAGTTATCTCCGCGACCGTTTCTTGTTTCTGAGAAGGACTAGGTCTGATGTGGGAAGAGAGCTTCCAAGTGTCAACAAAATCATCCATACTGTCGATTATGATCACGAAAAGGTGAAGCATTTTGAGACAATCGCCAAAAGTCTGGCCATGCGGGTATTAAATGCATCTTTCACGGAGAGAGGAGAAGCTGCCCGGGAGTTGGATATGTTAGCAAGGCATAATACGGGTGTATCCAAAGCACGGTATGTTGCTGAGTATGTCAAAATCCTTCTTGAAAACGACGAGCCTGTTGTATTGGCTGGATGGCATCGAGATGTGTATGAGATATGGCTCGAAGAACTTAAAGAATATAATCCCGTAATGTATACGGGCAGCGAGTCTGGTGCACAAAAGGAAAGAGCAAAACAGGCCTTTATGAAAGGCGAAACAAAGCTGTTTATCATATCCCTGAGATCAGGAGCAGGTTTAGACGGCCTTCAACATGTTTGTAATAACATTGTCTTTGGGGAACTGGATTGGTCACCAAAGGTTCATGATCAGGTTATTGGCCGTATAGATCGCGATGGTCAAGCTACCCAGGTCACAGCTCACTTCTTGGTAAGTGATTCCGGATCAGATCCCGTCATCATAAACCTACTCGGCTTGAAGGCTTCCCAGAGCAACGGAATTGTTGACCCTTTAAGCATCCCAGGTGAGCAGTTCTCTGATGATAGCCGGATGAAAGTTCTTGCTCAGCACTATCTCCGTATCAAGGAAAATACATGACAGGCCAACTATCGATTTTTGAAGACACATCAATTGTAGAAGCTGGTGCTGAAATCTCTGAATGTGGTCAGTATCGCTATAAGCTTTGGAGGATATGGGACAAAAGAAAACCACTGATTTTGTGGATAATGCATAACCCTTCGAAAGCTGACTCAGTATCCGACGATCCTACAATTAATAGGGTTACAGATTTTTCCAAGCGTTGGGGATTCGGGGGATTTTATGTTGGCAACCTTTTTCCATATCGAGAAACCAATCCAGATATTTTAAAGGGAATCAACATTGAAGAGCTTATACCACATGAAAATTGCCTAGCAATTAACGAGATGATTGCTTTGTGTGACTTTCATCTGTTAGCGCACGGCAATCCCGTGGTAAATCCGGGAAGGTGGCAACACGTCGCCAAATGGCATTATCTAAAATTAACCAAGTCTGGAAATCCAGGGCATCCGCTCTACTTGAAAGCAAACTTAAAACCAATTCCATTTTAACATGAGCAAACCATTCAAGAACTTATCAATAGGAGTAGTTCAACCGGAACCATACGAGCTTACTGATCAAAAAGTTTCGGCTTCCGCTTTGGTCAGAATTGCTGATGCAGTTGAGTCCATGTCCTCAAACTATGTCCAGATGCAACGGGATCTCGATTACTACAAAAAGGCAAATCGGGATCAGCAAAAAACATTAGAATCTCGTGACAATGTAATTCGGAGCCTAAAAGGCGTAGTGACACGATTGAAAAATCAGCGAATGAAGCAATCAACACGCATCGGAACCAAACACCTTGCCGATATGGAAACGGAGCGGTTGGCGTGGAGCTTGAAGACTTTTGCGGACGCAACACCCATTAGCAGCCTTCGCAAGCTGGAATCAGAGATTGCCGAGATCGAGAAGAATATCGAGGGTGGAATTAAAGATCCCGAAGAATACGCGGACGCAATGATGTGCCTTTTAGACAGTGCCGGAAGAGATGGTATTACAGTAGCAGAGATCTTATCCGCATTTGAAATAAAACTGGACAAAAATAAGCTTCGAAAGTGGCGCAAGAATCCGGATGATAGTTATTCGCACGTTAAGGATTAAATGATTGTTCAGTAGGCAAGATTATTTTGTGGTTGTGATTTTGAATAAAACTCAACTACGATAATGGAAAGCAATGCACTTACCCAGATAGGGGAAATAATTGATTTTGAAATCCACCTTTTAGATGATTCGCTATTAACAGCGGCACTAGGAACGCCAGCGCTATCCGCGTCAATGGAGGTAAAAGTTGGTGACGAATACTTGATCTTTGGAGGACCCCAACTATTCTGCTCCATGCCTAACTCAGACAGCTCCGACTTCGTAGGGCTGTTTATCGTGAAATGCTTTCAGGCTGTCCGCGTGCATACCACCCGAGAAATGGAAGGATCTCTGATAAAAGTGAAACTCGCCGACGGGAAGATAGTCGGCATTTCCTCGCTAGAAAATGACAACTTCTTCTATCCCGTTGGCGAGTTTGAAAAGCTTGAAAAAGGCGAAGATTCAGATGATTAGCCAAATAGCGAAGTCTGTGCTGGCGAGGTCGGCATATCCAGCGCAACCAGGTCATCATAAATGAACGGAACTGTTGGATCAGCAGATTTCAAAAACTCCTTCTCCACGGTACATGCTTCCATCTGCTCGGCTGGAAACTGATAAGTTGCAATCTCTGTAATCCGATCTTCGGTTAGATCATCCATCATCCACTCCCAGGCGAGCTCGTCAGTAAGAATGTCCGGCATGCGCTCTTTCGAATTATGGATCTTCGCCATAAGCGGATTTGCCGCTGTTGTAACCAGGCTCAATGTGTCTACTGTCTCGCCAGTCTCTTGGTCTGTCCACGGCTGCCAAATGCCGGCAATGTAAAAGTAAGGCTGCTCTTTTACCCCTATGTAATGCGGGTATTTATCAGCAGTCTTTTTCGGCTCTCCTGTTTTCTTGTTGATGGGATGAACGTGCCGCCATTCGAAGAATCCCGATGAAAGAATCAGGCACCTGTTTTTCAATGCTGCTTTCCGGTACATTTTACCTGGCAAAAGGAGCTCTTCACCTTTTGCATTCTGTGTAGTCAACGGCGGGTGAAACTTACCTGATGCATCCTTGTATCCACTTCGCATCTTTTTAACGTCGGCGCGAGTCTTCAAATAGGAAGGAATAAAGCCCCACTCCATCTGTACTATATCGAAGTTGTTTCTTACATCGTTCGGCTTCAACACCGCAACACCGCCGTATTCAAAGGCGGAAATCACAGGCCTGTTTAGAAATTCATAATTTTTGATTGACTTTTCCAGCTCCATTAAGGTGATGTACTCAGCTCTGGTTACTTTTTGTCCATTGTAATAGCACATAGCTCATTGCTTTTTGAAGTACTCAACGATTTTAGCTCCGATGGGTAGCGCTTCCGGTTGCCTTCCTTCGGGTATTGACATCCAAACTTTGCGACCATCGATCACTTTCGAGCGTGAAATCATCAGGTTTTTACGTCCATCCGGAAACTTAATTTCAAAAACTTTCCGGTTACTGATCGTATGTACTTTTATTTGAAGGATCATGCCTTCAAAGTCAAGTTCAAAGTCATCTGGAATAAACAGCATTTAGAAATTTTTATACCTAAAGTAGAAAATTACTCGCTACTCTTCCCGAATTCGCCTGGATTTCTAACAATCGTTACTTGGTTGATGTTGGTTGGATGATATACCCCGGATCGAAATCGAAGTATCAGTTTAGGCCGGTCAGGTCCAGGCTTGTAGGTGTGCAGCACATTTTCTTGCCCTCGCCTTAATGGAACAATATCTGCAACAATGTAAAGGCCAGGCGGGACAACGAATGTTTCTTCCTGAAATTCTGCCTGTGGAATTTGATGGTTAATGAACCGCTGCATAATGCCTTTGTCCAGCGACAGATTCAAAGCTTTAAAACTCTGCTCAATGCTATTCGCCATATGCTTACGCATAATATCAGATTGATCAACCTTCCTGTAAACCTCTCCAACCGTAACTTGTTGTAAAATCATCCGTTTAGAATAGGGATTTTTGGTGTCAAGAAAGCGATCAGGGAAGTTCAAGCATTCGACTATTGTACCGGCTTCCAGGTAAATCACATTTGTAATGGCCAGATAAGGCCTGTCGCGGTCTTCCCAATGTGCCATCTTACCTCATCCATTTAACACACGAGTTGATCTCCCACTTAGTAGTGTACTTAAACGTTACAACATAGGTTGCTCCATTTAATCCGTTTAGGTAGCTAGGTCCGTACTTCTTTGTATTGGGACTTAATTGGTTCAGATAGTCGATCGCTCCTGCGAGAAAGAACCGCTGTATCTCATGAGTTTCCATTGTTAATGATATTTTAAGTATCTGTAAAATGATCTTATTTATATCAAAAATATGGTCTCTGCTTACTTTGCGCAAGGAGAATGGAAGATTTATTTTTTATTCAGTACGTATAGCCTACTCACAGCTGAGACGATTTAAGAAGAAATATTAGATTTTTTATATCAGGTACACTCGCTATGGCAATGTATGTAATACATTGCCATAGCGAGTGTACCTACAACGGAAAAGTACAATTTTTAGCTGTGTTTCGGTGCGTAAAGGCGTTCCCATCGCTAACAGGAAAGGGAATAGCATTTGATCGAAGCGTATAGAGATTTTACAAATAGTCAATATTTTTTACAAATACTTAAAACTTTTGACCATTATACGTTTACGCGGATACTTGTCAGATATTCAGGAGGTTAACATCTTTATAGCTCAAACGAACCGTTAGTTAACAGACTGGTAGCCAGTTGTTTATTTAAAACATTGTAAATTTTATTGTAAAAATTTGCGTTAAATTAGAGGCAATTACCTCAGACCAATACTATCATGAATCAGCCTGTTATGAAAAGTAGGAGTACAACAAAAGGCGACAGAATGAAATGGGCGCCTGTTTCATCCTTCACGCTAGCTAGACCTACAAGTGAGATACTTGTTGGAAAAAGGCTATCTGATGATGACCTAAGAAGGAATTCTAACAATCGCACTAATCATCGTATCCCTTGAATTTTGATTTTCCGGGATATAAGATCAAGTTTATACAGAGAGATGTTTGCCGAAATGAGTGCGGTGGGCATCTCTCTACTTTTATTTACAAATTCTTCTCGCCAGTTACTGGATACAAATATATAATGCGTGTCGAGCACTACGAATTGGAAACATTTGCGATAAAATTTTATTGTCAAAAACACAGTAGCCACGATTATAAGTATTCCATAACAACGAATAAGGGAGATTTAGGCAATATTATGGCAACATGCCTATCTGCCGTCGAAGAAATACTGGCATTATTTCCAGATGCGTCTTTTGTTTTCCTGGGAGCTCCGTCCTATGACAAAAGGTCAAAAACAATAGAAAATAAAGTCCCCACGCAAAGATTCAAAATTTACAGATATATAGCCTCGAAATTAATCGGACGGGTTACTTTTGAGCACTTCGAATATGAAGCAGCATCCTCGTACTCTTTAATTAATCGCAGATGTGAGGATGTACCGAGTAAAGAGCGTATGATGGTTAAAATGTTTAGATTTACTTATCCGACGTTAAGAGATATGCAGATTTAATAAATCAGGGGCCAAAAGCCCCTTTTTTATGCAACTCACCAAATCGAACTTTATCATGCAGCCTTGTTAAAGTCATTGAAAAACTTACCGACGTCCTTGAAGCCATCCCCTATTTGCTCTACATAGCTTTCGTGACTGAAATCAAGCGGATCACGGTATCCTGAATAGATAATCTTTTCCAGCGGCACCAGGCGCCGGCCGGGAGCCTCCCCGTATTTTCTTGCCTCTTCGTTCCTGTCTTCAAGGCGAGCCAAATCATTTAATACAGCCTCATTCATCATAATTGAGAATGCCTGACCTCCTATCTTCAAAGGATTACTCAGGTCGGCCGAGTCCTGCATGGTTTCCTTGCTGCACATTACCGCAATGATCCGGTACTTCTTATTTGGGTCAAGCCTTGTCCAAATCGCATTTACGGGCGTTCCTTCTCTCATGCCGCCGTCTCCAAGATGTCCAAGCACCAAAGGCCAAAGAATCGGGATTGTAGTCGACGCAACAACATAGCGGCGTTCTTTTTCCAAATCACCGGCAAACTCAGCAACATCAACAGATAGCGGCTGTCCGGTTTTCATATCCACGACATTAATCAAGCATGGAATATCAAAGCCGGGGTTGAGCTTTTGCAGCTTTCCGACAGTCTCAAATAAGGGTGCATTGTCCATCAGTGCCGGCGCGCCAAGGAAGTTTTGAAGCAGTTGATCAAGCACCTTTTTTTGCCCACTTTTAAAAAGAAGCTTCGGCAAGTCAAATACATTAATACCTTTTAATAACACCTTCTTGATCGTATCCACATCTGGCCTGAGCCTGCCATTTTCCAGCTTTGCGAGACCTGGCTTCGTGATCTGTACTGCATTCTGGCTGTAAACCTCCGCATAAAGGTGTGAGGTGTAATCGAAAAGACCTTTTGAAAATGCATAAGCGTTCAGGGTTCCCGCACTCGTTCCGCAAACCATAGAGATTTTGAAGCGTTTAGCCAGCTCCATCAGCACGGTCCACTGCCAAATTCCGCGCGCTCCTCCTCCACTAAGCACTACAACCGTCTCCCGGTCGTCCTCAGGGTTTAATAAGTCTGTAAACATTTCAATATTCAGTTTTGATTGTACACCACACCTCAGACTTGGCACGTAGCGCAGCCTGTATCTGTGGAAAGAATGAGTTGAATAAATCCCGGCTCTGCGTGACACGATAGTCACCGGCTGAAAACAAATACTGCTTGCCAGGTAGCAAACACCCTTCCGTGTTCATGTGCGTATTACCAGTGTGTATCCGGATGCCGGAGAACCCTGGCACATGCAAAAGCAGCGGGAGTAGCTTCTTAAACCTGGTTGAATGGGTTACCGCAACCTTGTACCTTCCTACTGGTATTGCTGTGCGGGTTTTAACCTTTACCGACAAAATTTCACTTAATGGCATGCTTTGGCTGAGTCCCCTATCGGTATCCTCAACCAAGTAGCCGAGAAACTTTCCATCAATGAACAGCATGGACAGGGTAGAGTTTACACCCTTCCACTTACGAATGATTACAATTTCCATTTACCGTTATCTAAAACCGGCGTTTCCACCAGCTGCGTTTTTCTACCTTAATAGGCTTTATTTGTAAGGAATCTGTATTTACTTGGATCGGCTTCACAGGTGCAGGCAAGAGGAAGCTTACATCGATTTCAACGGGAGTAAGTTTCCGAAGAATCCAATTTTGGCGCATCTTCAAAATTTCGATCTTACCTTCGATACGATCACCTTTTTCAGCGAGCTTGTCGAACTTCTGCTCAACTTTTCCAGCCTTGGCATTTGTCGCCTCGATCAAACTATCATTAGAAGTGGGCTTCTTGTCTTCAAGTATGGACGTTGGTACTGGCTCCGGTGTTTGATCGACCTTTTGCGATGGGACAGTGTCCGCCTTGGCATCGGCATTTTTTTGCTGTGATGCCGATTGCTTCGCGCTCATTATTATTACGATCAACGTCAGCGACAGCATTGTGCTCATGATACGTGTTTTCATCGTTGTATGACCTCTTGGATCTTTTGGTTTGTTCCTGACACACTATCAAATTTCTTTTCAACGGTTGAGAGTTTACTGTTTACCACACTAGCCTTTTTGTCGATAGCATCGAATTTTTTACTAAATCCGAGGATTGCTTCATCGTCCTTCTGGCTCTTTTTTTCGTACTGATCAATCAGCTTTTCATAGAGCTTATAGGCGTCCGTCTTCGCCTCTGCTGTTATCTTATCCTCGCGATCCTGGCAGTCTTTTTTGACCTGTGCCAGCTCCTGCCGTGCTTCCTTTTCAGCGCCCCGCAGGGTGTAATAAAGAATAGGGATTACGCCCGCCAACACGACTATTACTACTGCCATTCCGTACACCAGTGCAAGACCGGGCTTCTTATCAGCCAAGTCAACCAACTTGTCCTCCTTATTCTCCATCTTTGCCGAGTGGGTTACATTTTCCAGAGCACGTAAAGCTGCCAGCATTCCGCAGCAAGCCCGATCACAGTTAAAGCCTGCTCAATCCTCAACTGTGTTTTTGAATTCATTTCAGGATTATTTTCACCTGCTTAGTTAATCCTCCTCCGCTATTAGACCATTTCCAGCGGAACTCCTGCATGCCGTACTCAGTCACCGTATGCACGACGGGACTACCCTGCTCAATTCCAGTCATACCGGAATTACTATCCAAGAACTCTGTTCTAAGCTTAAACAAAGCCTCGGACAATTGGTGTATTTTCGGAGGGTAGTACTTCATTGCAAAGTGTATAATGTCGCCACCCCGTATAAAGAAAGATCGCCCAAAAGTATATAGTATGTTGCCATTCAAATCTGTTTCAAGAGGCGGGTTTCTCTGTTGGCTAGCGGAAATATCATCGGGATCAAATTCAATTGCCGTGTCCGATCCAGAGAAAGTTCCGATATTTAAATCGGTCGCCATGAGTTTAGAGTCCTGAGATCCGGCATCTCCCTCGCTGCTGTAAATGATATCAGGCTGATCCGCACTGCCTGCCGAGAAAATCTTGTCCAGCTTTGTGCTAAAATTGAATACCCCTGACGGCGCCCCGACGCCGGCGTACATTGTTGATGACCTCATACCACCCTCTCTGACCCCCTGGACAAACGCTGTGTGAAAATCTCGCAGTCCCTGGGTTTGAAAATCACCCCACAGCTTACCAACAGGAGATTTAAGTATATCTGCGAATTCCCATATGTCGGTTGATATTACTTTACGGTTACCCCTTTCATCGGGTTCCCCCCAAACAAGAGGTTGATAAACGGGCGGCTGGCCTCCGCTATAACTTCGCCAGGCCTCTAAATCCGCGTTGCTATATCCAGTAGTTATAGTCGGACTTTCGTCGTGCACCAACTGGAACTCTTCCGTGAGGGCAGTAACAGTCGCCATATAATCAGCATTGCAATTAGCTTTCAAGAACTGTGCCATGTGCTTAGCTGCTCTCTTAAACTCAAACTGAGCCACTTTACTGTGCATTGATGGGCAGTACGTTAGGTAGGTCGTTAGCTCCTGAATAGATCCTTCTGCATACCATCTTTTTCCGCTTGCCAATGTTGCCTTGTGATCATCCGGGATCATAGTGTCATACACCTTCTTCCCATTGACAATCTCGAATTCCCTCCTGTAAGGAAGAAAAGCCACGTTTAATATCAAGCCCCTTGCATTGCAATAGTTAGCGATCCTTTTTAGTATCCCGTCATTGAATTTCCCCTTTGTTGGCTCATACTCAAACCACTTGATGTTAACCCTGATGCCATCGATGCCCTTAAACCTGGTTCCGTTGTATTCAAGGTTCAGGAAGCTTTCAATTGATTCCTTCCATTCAGGAGAAAGCCCGTCCGGATCGTTTTCATTCCAACCATAGCCGGTAAGCCCCATGTAGATATGCTTCTTACCTGTGATACCAACAGGAGGCGGACTAACCCCTCCCCCTGTACCCGAATTCACGTCAGGCACGTCAAACGGAATACTATACACGTCGCTACGGCAGGTATTTCCTGAAAGGCTCAGGGTATAAGTACCAGGACGCAAACCAGCATAAGTAATTTGCTCAGTATTGCTGACTGGCTTGACTGATCCAAACGCGACGCGCTCGGTGCCACGGTAGATTGAATAATCCCACCCAAAGACTTCGTCACCATCCCATAGCACATCTGCATGCGTCGAGGTGATGTTAAAAACCCGATCAGGACGCGGCCCTCGCTTGCAAACGGGAAGCCCAACAGGCGGATTCGTTACGGGTCCTGCCGGATCGGTTGGCTTCATGGCCAGCTTACTGATTATGCTGTCGGTCTGAGCCTTCGTGTAATAATTTGAAAGATCAACTGTTCCGGAAACTTGGATTTTCTGCGACAGCGCGCATAGCGGCAGTATGGCAAATAGCCATAACGAAAGTAGTTTTTTCATGAATTTGTTTGTTGATGAATCGCGCTTTGGGGTTAAATCCCCAGGTCTTTTAATAACTTCTTAGCGTCCTTATTCTCCGGGTCGTGCGAGTTGATCAACCTTTTGATCAGCTTCGGCAGGACCGCCGCAAAGTGTGGCTTTTCCTTCAAAGCCCGGTCGAGATCCGCTTCATCCTGGAAGTTCAGAGAAACAGAATCATTAAAATTGTGAGTTGTTGGCTCTGCGCCGCTAATATCGGCATAGTTCACGTGGACGCTGATACCGATGTGGTTGATTTTGAGTTGGTTTATCATATCGTAGTTGTTTTGTCTTACTCTCTTGCCTTCTGAATGGCCCCGTAATAAATAGTCCCCATTTGACTAATGAACCCATCCGCTCCCAAATGCACGAAATCTTCCATGAATCTTTCTCTTGCGCTTCCAGTATAACCATCAAAGGGGACAACATCTGTTGCGTCATATCCATATTCTCGATCCACAGTTGAGTGATAATCTGCAATGATCAGCCCCTCTGCCTCCCGGTTCGAGTATGTCGATATAATGGACTTTGCCAAAAGCCAGTACCCTCTTTTCTTTCGCTCTGTTTCGTAGGTGCCGATACCCCCTTGCTTTCCGGAACTCACAGGAACGCCGATGATTATTTTTACTGATGGGTTATCGGCCTTAATAGAGGCAATCGTGGCATCCATTTGGGATTTGTAAGTGCTCCAAAGTCCATCAAAATTTGCCGGAGTAGCGTTGGTAAAATCGTTCGTACCCATTAGGATATGAACAATGTCAGGCATATCCAAAGAATACAAGGTTCTGTACTTGGCGAAGTTGAACGTGAACGTAAGTCCGGTGACGGTTACCCACGCAGATCCATCCCATCTCTTAAAAACTGACTCCGCATTTATATACATCACATCATTCGTCGCGGGAGAGATAAGTAGGCCCGTGGTTCCGTTGTAGAGCGCCCTAATAGCAGGATCAACATTTCCCCAGTCATAATTTGTAAGACCGGATATGTTAGGGTTGGTAACTGCATTTATCCAATAGTCTGTATTCCCATAGTACTTATAGGGCGCTTGTGGTTGCATGAATGGTGCAAAAATGTCTGTTTTCAGTGTATGGTAGCTACTCATTGTCCATCCACCTCTTCCTTCCGACTTGCGCGACGGAGTACTTGCAGTTGCGTTCCTCATACCGATGAACGTTAATCCAGACCCAGCAGGGCTCGCTACGATCTGATCTGCAAACGTTGACCGGAGCGTGTAGCTATCCCCGAAATTGATTACTTTCTTGCTTGTGTTGAGGTTTTGATCAACCGGTTGAACAGTAAAGCTTACACTGTTAACCTGAACATAATCATCATTGTAAACGGTGGCAGCGCCCGCAATCGATGACAGAGAAGCAGAGCTTGATGTCTGCTTGAATTTCATCCCACGTCCTCGGCGGTTGATCTGAGTTAAGCTTGTAATGCTCGGTAGGTTAATATCCGTTTTCCCAACTCCGTCTACCGTATAATTCTTATGAATATTCTCTGTGTAAATAGATAATTCCTTCTGGCGTGGTAAGTAATATTTCGGAGCCAGGACTGGCGCGGTGTATGTAGGGCCTTCTACAACGACAACCGGATCAGGAACCTTTCTTTTTGACCAAACAGGAAGCCCCTCTATCTTATCGAGTATGAAGCCGTATGGGTTATACTCAGTAGAAGCTGTACCCTCCTCAAATTGGTACCGATCCCATTCTGCCAAAGATACCATTGTTCTTATGTAGGCCGCATTCGCCGGAGAAGTCTGTGTTTTATTCTGGTCGGCATTCGTGCTTCCCGAAATATAAACTTTCGATGCAGTATACCATGCAATTTGATTTTTGTAGGTCATGGTATAGGCGGTACTCGGCTTCACAGGGATGAATCCTGTTGTATTATAAAGCGGGCTTGATACTAAATTCCCTGTCAAAGAGTTTACGTAGAACAGCAATGCAACATCTGGATCCGAGGGATTGAACAGGTTCTTTGACCGAGAGTATGACAAGTTTCCAGACGTTAAGACAGACTTGGGGTCGATGGATTTTGAAATAACTGGCGAACCGGATATGGGTGTAACGTACCAGCCGTGTGGCTCATAGTCCGTTTTCGCTGAACCCAATTCCACCTGGAGCTTCTCCCAGGACGCATCGGTAATATTAATTGACACTTTCAGGTACGCTGTATTTGCGGGAGCAATCTGCGGCATTGAAGTGCCTATATATCCACTCAGAAAAGCATTGGAGGCATTGTAGTAGATAATCCTGACATTCCCCATCGTTGTGGATGAGACAACAAAGCTTTGTCCGGCAGTTATGGGGATAGCGTGCGTGGTGTTATGGTTGACGCTCGCGACAACCCCACCTGTTGCATTATTGATATAACTACCAATTAAATTACCTGCGTCGGAAATGTTGAAAAGGTTCTTCGACTTCGTATAGTTGATTTGATCAGCGGACAAACGAGCCGCAGGGGCAAGCGTACTTGCCTCGCCAGCTTTCTCTGCTACCAAGGCCTCGCTTGCAACAATTGGGATATCCTTACTTGTAGCGAGGATTTTTTGAAATTTTCTCCAATCATTTTTGGTCGCTCCAAATTCTACTTGCAGCTTAGCCCATGGCGTATCAGAAGTATTAACTGAAACCCTGATAAAGGCGGTATTAGCCGGAGCTACCCTCGCAACTGCTGGGCCAACATACCCGCTCAAAAAGGCATTCGAAGAGTTGTAATAAAGGATTCGAATATTACCGGTGATTGTTGAGGACACGATAAACGTTTGCCCTGCAGACATCGGAATAAAGTGTGTCGTGTTGTGGTTCGCACTCGATATTTGAGATCCGGTAACATCGTGGATATAGCTACCAATAATATTGGAAGGATCATTTATATTAAACAGGTTACGCCCTGATGTGAACATATCGGTCTTGTCATAAGAGACAGTTCCCTCTGCCGGCACTAATGCGCTCGCCCGGTAAATCCACTGTGTTCCGTTCCAGTTGAATACATCCCCTTTGGATGCCGAAACTGATGTGCCAGTTATTGACGTTGAGCCCGGGACAGATACAACGTATGCATCTCCTGAGACCTTGGATATAGATGATAAGTTTGGGTTGTTTGCCGGTACGTCCCAATTTCCCTTTACCCTGAATCCTTGGGAAACTAACTGTTGGAGTGAAAGAAGCTCAGTTTTAACCTGACTAGCGGCTTGCATAGCTGCTGCGGCATCTCCTACCACACTAACACGGACAGTGCCCGTTGAGGGAAGCGAAACAGACTTGGTTACATTGGTGGGAACTCCTATCCCTATTGTTGGGTTTAGTAACGCCCCCAAAACATAATCCCCTTTCAACTTTATAAAGAAATAAGGATTCCTGCTTAATGGTGCGAGCTGTTGCTTTGCCAGTGTGAACTTTAGGGTGTCACCAGACACGAGAACCTGAGTAGAATCCGACAGCTTTTTGTTGTTGTTCCAGATTTCAACGATAGGTGATTGAATGTCATACCCTTCTGGCATGATAATCGTAACAGGTAACGGCGCTTCCTTGAACACGGTGAACGTGCCCATACTGGACGGCAGGTTGCTGGTCTGGGCAGCTGCCATGTAGGCATAAAGCCAGGCAATCAGAAATATTAAGCGCTTCATGTTGTTGATGAAATTGGTTTTATTATGCAGTTATTTGTTCCCCTTTACCCGTAATCACAAAACCCTGGAAAATCGGCAGAAAGCTCTCATCTACATTGCTGGGTACTTCATTGCAGATATGACCTTTAATCTCGAACCGCTCTTCGGTAAATAGAGCTTTCAGCTCCGCTCTAACCTTTTTGATGTCCTCTTTCTTAAACTGGTACTCCCTTTGACCTTTTGAATTGTGGGTGAAAAGCACAGAGCCGTTGGCATCCACATTGGCATGCTCCAACTCGATATCCTCTTTCAAATCCTGATATTCCTGAAAGCAGGGAGATATGCGGCTGAGTACTTTTTCAAGTGCATATTTAAACTTGGTATCCTCCTTGTGTTCTTTCAGGTACTGTGAAGAAGCATTGTAGAACTCCTGGATGCGCTTAATACTTGTTTTCATTCTTCGATTTGATTTTTATTGTTGATGAATCTTAATCCGGGGTTCCTCCGTATGAAACAGGGTACCATCCAGTAGGAAAATATTGGTATGAGCCTACTGCGGTGCTTGCGCTTCCATTTGTTTGAAAAACCATAAGACCAACCTCCGGAGAGGCAATGGCATGCCGTTGTGCATAGGTCATTCTCGGGAGAAGAAAACCTTTAACCGTACTTCTGATCTCTAATGCTGCGCTGGGCGCGGCGGTCGCACTCGCCGTATTGTGTATTACCAGTGAACCATGGTTACTTGCTGTCCCGAAAGACGCATAACCCCAAACGTGCAGATAATCACGCATCGCTGCCGGTCCCTCTACTCCAAATGATCTTGAATCCGCAATATTTATTTCTGATCCGGTATCCCTAATAGGACTGTTCCCGATGCTGTTTGAGCTCGTAAAAACAGGGATGTATCCAGTTGTCCCGGAAACCCCTGATGAAATTGTAAATGTCCTGTTCTGAGATAGATCCAAAGATACGCCATTAATGGTAATTATGCGAGTGGTTGGCACATATCCAATCAGCATATTGTTTATATCCGCAATACTATATACGTCAGTTAATCCATACCCTGCAATCGTGGTCGGGTTAGATCCGCCAAGAACGCGGCCATATGCGTCAACGCTCACTGATCGGTAAGTCCCAACTGAAACGCCGGTTGTTGAAAGTGAGATTACCGCATCCAATGAACCAACCAACCGGTCAATCAAAGACCCGGTAAGGGAGATACCAACACCCGCAACCAAGTCCCCTTTTGAGAAATTATTTTCTTTCTCGTTGAGACCGTTTACGAAATCCGTGTACTTCACACTATCAATAATCCCATAACCCTCCAAGGTAGTTGGACGATTATACACGATGCTCCACGGGATAGCGGTCGCCGCAATGGTTACATTGCCGATCCCGACCAATCTGTCCGCCAGATCGCCGGTCAATACTATATTCGCCCCTTGTACCAAACTGCCGGTTGCAATAGCGTGCGTATGACTGTCGGCAGAGGTGGAGTTTGTTGTATTATTGGATATCGTTGATGGCGTCCCCATGTCCAGGGTCACATTATTACTGAGAGAACCGCCATTGATCAAACCCGCACCAGCAACAACCAACTTGTAATTGGTGAAATTATTCCAATCCAGGTAATAAGGTCCGTGCTGACCATCAAGCAAGTCCGAGTTCAGATTGGTTACCAAGGTCGAGGACGAGACAACCAGCGGAGCGACGCCTGGTGCAATAGTCGACATTAATTGTCCAGTTGCCAGAATATCACCCAAAACATGCAATTCCTCGGAAGGATTTACACCTATTCCAATCTTGCCAGCAATCTGCCGAACAATGCTGTCCTCAAAAGTATGGGCGGTATCATAAATCGGAAAGTAACCCGGCGTTCCTGTTATGCTGTTTTCAAGTTGCTCGGTTACATATTCAACCATGTGGTTGTGAATAGCGATCGGGGTAACTAAATCACCGATCTCCGCTTCTTCAAAGATGTCCTTAACAAGAACAGCATATGGATTGATCGTGCCGGCTGTGAGGTTCCCAATCAAAGACATTGGCCCGATCGGCTGTATGTGCTTGAAGAGGATACCGTCCTCAATGACTTCTAGCTCATTGTCTGCATTCAGCCCGATTGTTTCACCGTCGTAAAGCACATCAAAGTACTTTACGTAGTCGATTACCTCTTCTCCCACGCCGTCACGCGCTTTGTAGTCTGTCATTCCTCCCCCTGGCTCGCCGGTTTCCACATCTTCCAGATCCTCCAAAATTCCAAAGGAGAAATCCGACTTCATCAGGGCGACAACCTCGCCGTCTTCGCCTCCAAGTTTCCGGGTAACAACTACCCGCTGACTGGACGGGGTAACATGCACGCCTTTAATAGCTACGCTGCCGGCGGGGCCGAAAATGTAGTATTCAGATTGAATGATCGGAGCCGGATAGTTGGTAGATCCAGAGTCGACGAGAACCAGCTTATCCCCACGCTTTTGCTCGTAGGTGTGTCCCTCCCAGTCAAATTCGGGCGTAACCGAGTCAGAGAGCACATTAAATGCTGGCTCAGGGAGATCGTACAATCCGCCGGTTTCAGGCAGTGTTGCGACCGCTTTGTAATTGCTGGTTCCCGCAGAAGCTTTTTGAACAAGCTTCAATTCGCCTCCAACCGGGACAGGGGATTTCTTGTTTACAGTGAAATGTACATACCTGACCAAAACTTCGGCACCATTCAGGTATACATAAACTGTGGCCCTGTAAGCTCCCGGCGTGAATTCCTGGTCATTCGGATACAGATTATAACTACCGGCCGTTGCTGGGTTATTAAGCGTGTGTTCTACCCTGGTTAGTTCTGCCTCATCAGGCATTTTGTCCAAGACAATTACAACCTTGTCGTGCTGGGTATCATCTACAACGGTTTGAATGTTAGCCGGCCCGGGGTTGATCAGCTTGGTTGTGCCGTCATAAGAAATTGGGGCAAGCTGCTCACCACCTTTGGTGAAGAAGAACTTCAACAGGTTCAGAAATTCTTCATCGTAAAGCGTGAAGACAATGTTGTTCCTCCCGACAATTGTTTCACCGATGAACGTAGTAACAAAGGCCCGGTAGTTCCCTGCGGGCAATAGCCGGCCGCCCGATTCGGCGAACATGTCGTAAGTCCCCAAATTGGTTAGGAATACTGCCTCGCTAACAGTAATTGCCGGATTGTCTCCAGTGTCTCCACCTCCAAAGATTGAGATCTGGTACCTGTCGTGCTGGCCGTTGATCTTCACCCGCAGCTCACTTTTGCCCGGAACAGGATAGACGCCAGGGAGCGGGCCGACAAGTTGCGGAGCTTCACCTGATGTGTCAAGCAGTTGATACGTAACTACCGTCTTTGGGTAAACCATTATAGGAATGGTCACCTCAATGTAGAAAGCAGGAGGATCCGGAGGCAGTGTATAACCCTGTTCCGCAGCTTCCTCTTCCAATTCTTCCCGTTCTGCTAATTCTTCTTCGGTCGGTTCAACAGGCTTCTCCCCAACTTTGAAAGTAATTGATTCACTTCCCGGATATATCGGCTTGCCCGTGACTGATGCATTGAGGAAAACGATGCTTTGCGCGGTTACCCATGAGGGTTTTTTGAGCGTTTCCCACGCAAGCGTATTAAAATCAAACTGATCTTCTTCTTCCTGGTTCTCGTTATTGTAAAGTACCGCCTCGGATAGGTACTTGGAAAGATCGACAGAATCAGTGCTAAGCTCACCCGCAACAAAGACCAATGGGGGAACACCTTCAAACAGTGCCGACAGTCGGCTTCCTGCTTCAATTTTTTCAATAAGCTCGTCCTCTGTAAGAGGCAAGTCTTCTGCACTTAGCCTGCCATTAGTACTATCTTCCTTAGATGGGTAAATTCCATCGCCTTGCCCTGGAACAGTATTCAGCTGCCTTGATCCGGGGATGTATGAATCTTGTCTTAGTTCCGAATCCGGGATTTCCTCATATTTGACCTCAATAGCGGTTATATCAGCTTCACGCAGGTAATCATTGAAGGCATACCGAACAATGCGAAACTTCTTGTTGCCCTGGTCTTCGAAAATCAAAGAATGAAGGTAGGAGAATTTCAAAGTGCCAGGGCGCAGTTTGATCTTACCCTCGAATACGTCGAGCGGACGGCTCGTCATATTCAGGCGGTCTTTCATCATCGCCCTGTAAATACTCATACCTTCATTCAGATCCGGCCGCCTTCTCCAAGATTTGGTAATCTCGTTAGAATTCGGTTTTGTCCAGGATCCCGCATACCATGGGTTATAATCCCCTGATATCAGGTTGATTGTTTCGGCTTCTTCCTCGGTGACATTGCCCCGTTCCAAGGTTGTTGCATACCTTCCTGCCTCCTCGTTGGCAATAAAGCCTTCAAGAGCACCATTCAAATTGAATATTTTATACCAATCGCCAGGCTTGCCAGCGTCATCTGCCATCTTATAGAAGCGGACGTAAATTTCCTCCGGAAAAGGTTCAGAAAGGAACAGAGTATTCAGAGCTACCCCGATCGAAAAGGTGCCCCTCTTAGTATTGTTTCGGATGCTTACAACTTCCCAATCCCCGCCGACTTGCTGTTGTGTTCCTCCACCATTCGGTACTCTGGCAATAATAAGGTCGCCATTCTCAACTAACACCCCGGTCACTCCACCGATACGACGGTATTCGCCAGCAGGCACGCCCGTAACTGTCCAAGTCCAATTTTGATCACGGCTACCCGTTGAAAAATTGGCAGCGGGGTAATTCGGATTTCCAGAAACGTTGAGATCCCCTTTATTTGTTAGCGACCCTCGATCAAGTGGCGGTACGCGAATCAAACAATATTGTTCGGAGGCGCCAGCCATCGACTTATCTGCGCCCGATAATGCGGGTTCCAGTGAAGGATCCACCCAGAACTGCTTTGTCTTACCATTGACTGTAAGAGGGATGCGTATCGAGATAAGAATATCCGAAGAAAACGCTTCTGTCTCGTATTCAAAAGAAATGGTTACACTCTTATCGCCTTTGCCTATTGTACCGGCGGGTGATTCTATATACTGCAAAGGCTCAACATCGAGCCAAGTTCTTTTTAGCAGAGCACCGACCATCCCGGTGACGATAGGTAGTAGTATTTGCCCAAACTTCTTCTTTTTCTTTTTCCTGTAAGGTGGAGGCGACTTGCCGTTTATCTTAAGTGCATTTAATGTTTCAGAACCAACAATTGCGAATTGCTCCCAACCAGGATTTCCTTTGTCCATGTGGGTGAAATCCCAGCCTACAAGTCCGTTTTCATTCCAGAGTATCATGTTGCCATTCTCGAAAAATGGCATCTGGGTACCTAGATCGACCTCGACCCTGTACTTGGTTATAGGAGGAAGTACGCGCATCTCACCGCCATCAAGGCTGACCGATTTCGTACCATTTACAAAAAATGCAGTGGGCCACGCCAGGGGCAAACCAACATCTCCCACATCCATGTAGTCGCCAGCTAGGCCGGTTGAATTGTCTACGATTGCCCTGATCACCCATCTGTTATCCCATTGAATGAGCTCAGCGTTGAAGTGTTGCAGGATATCATTGGCGATCTCCGCACAAAACATTGCCTCGCCATTCTCATTATAGAACCTGGCGGTATTGATTTCGAACGATTTTAGACCGAGCCTGGAATCTTCCGTAAAGCTGTTTTCTACCATATGGGTAGAAAGTCGCAGGTTCAAATCCGAGTCAATGATCTGTAAGCAATCTTGGATTAGAGCTAAACCAGTCTTCTTGAAAGTAGTGCCAAGGTTTTTATACCTTTTTTTAGCCATATGAGCCAATCCACAACTCGCGGTTAAACTCACCTGGAACGGCGGTCGCTGGTAGGAATGAGCAGCATCCCAAGGCTCGACCCAGCCCGAAAACTCTATTCGATTATTGTCTAAGTCGTGTACTTCACAAATGAAGGTTTTCCGATCGTAAACGAATTCCCGGAGATCATAACGCTGCTCGAATATAAAGCCGATTTCAGCCTGGGTAGTAACAATGAAATTGTTGGAAAAGAAAGAATCCGAAGAGCCAGACACAAATGTCACAGCGCCGTAACTATTCTTCCATTCAATAGCAGGGCCATCATAGTCCGGCTTGATAAACCGCACCTCTTTATTATTTCCGTCAGTATCTGTGTATTGTGAAAAGTACTTTAAACCCATTACCTGCCGAAAATTGCCTTGTTACGTGATTCAACTCTTTTGAATGCGACATAGAGATCTTCTCCGCGAAGTCTCAACTCGGGAATAAATATGCTGCTGCCAGCTGCGCCGCTTTGCTTAACGCTGCGCTTAATTGACTCATCAACCTTCGAATAAGGAGCTATCATTTCAGGGTCAGATCGCGCGTTTGGGTTATCTCCAACAATCGCGGTCATTTCTTCATAAGCAAAACCACCCTTCGCAAAACGTGGTGTTTTATTCATCGTGTTCTTCAACAGAGTGCCAGCTGCAACTGCCGCAACACCCGCCGCGATCGCAACATAGGCATTCAATGAAGTCATTGCCTTCTTTGCCGCAGTAAGAGTGACGCCGTAGGTGATCATTGCTTTTCCGAGCTGAGACAAAACTGTTGAGAATATCCCAAGGATATTTTTCCCAAGATTTTTAGCCCAGTCTTTTTGACCAGACATTAAATCTCCTAGTCCTTCGCCTAACGAATCAAATACACTCATCCGCATATTATCAACGGATGCGGCCATCTCTTGGTTAAGCTGATCGATAGCTGACACAGCCGAACTGTACTCCTTTACAGTTTTAGAGAGTCCTTTCGGTGGCTTAATTTCTTGCCCCAGTTTTGAAAAAACGTCATTAGCTTTATTTTTTGCAAGATCTTGATTGAATTTGCCTGAGTCATCTCCAAGGTAGACACGACTCTGGTTAGTACCCTTGACATATTCAACATTCAGTGCAGCTACAACACCAAATAGCTCCTTGTATGACTTGATTTTGGCATTTAAAGCGTCCTGCTCCTGCTGCCATTTCATCGAGAGGTCGATCAGGTTCATCTGCCTGGCCGCCTCTGAAACTTTTTCAAAATACTCGACAGCTTCCGCAACAGGTGGTTTTCCAGCTTTGCCTCCACCTCCCAGGCTGTTAAATGCCTTCGAAACAGAATCAACGGCTTTGCCCGCAATTGCGAAGGAATCGGGGACATCAAACCTGAACCGCTGGGTTAATCCATCGATCCATTTTACCGACTTGCTGATATCTCGCCCGACTGCGTCTAATCCTAAGGCTTCGCTGAATGTACCGACAAGACCCATTGCACCCTTGATCATACCTCCGAGCGTATCCACTACCAGGTTTGCCGCATTCTTGCCGATGTTGACAATCGCCTTCCACATGTTCGACCAATCGCCTTGAATAAGGTTCAGTATGACTTTGAAGGCCTCCATTACCAACCCAAGTGTTCCCTTCGCGATTCCCACAATAGTGGTCCACCAGGTAGAGTCAGTTAGAAAGTTCTTCACCGACTCCCAGTTATTGATAATGGCAGCAGCTGCAAGACCCACAACCGCGATAGTTGCAACAATCGGCCCGGAGACTGCACCGAAGCCGGTTGCAATCAATGGAATCAATTTCACCAAACCGCCTATTGCAGTAACCAAAGTTGGAACAACGACAGCAATCGCGCCGATCGTGAAAAGGGATTTTTGAGCTTCTGGGGTCAGGCTTCGAAAATTGGTCGAAAGATTGTCCAAGATACCGCCCAACGCAGCGATCTTACCGGTCAAATCAAATGCTTTATCTGCACCCTCTCCAATCGAGGCCGAAAAGAAAGTGAAGCTATCCCCCAGCTGCTCCATTGCCGTCGATGCGCCCCCGCCAGCCTTCGGGATTTTTTCCAATTCAGAAACAAACTTGTCAATGAAGGCCTCAACCCCCATCGCCTTCATCTTCTGGTTTAGCTTTTCAACATCCTGGGTGCCGAAAGCCGCCTCCATTGCATCGTATGTTTGCGGCATACGTCCGGCCAGCTGGCGTAAGTCAACCTGATTAATGTGTTTGGTTGCTACAAACTGCCGAAGGTTGACCAATGCGGGTTCTAAGTCTATGGCGGACCCTCCCGCGTCGGTAATCGCGTTCGCAAAAGCTTTGATTGAGCGTGTAGCAAGGTCGCTATTCAGCTTCATTGCTTTCAAGCTGATCAGCGATTTCGCGCCATCGAAGATTCCAATATTGGGAAGTTTGGCAATCTCCCTTACTTTTTCTAAGGACTCTCCATAGCGTATAAGGCCTTTCTCCAACTTCTGAACTTCTGCGTAGTCTTTGAAGGCCTTACCAGCAGCAAATAGTGTAGGTAAAGAGCCAAATAGTGACAGCTTGGTTCCAATGGCAGTGAGATCATCGCCGAGTTTTGTAAGACCGCTCCTAAATACCGATTGCTCCCGAGCAGCCCGTTTGTATGCGTCCGAGAGTTGGTTATTCATGCCCAAGGCAGCAGATCGTACCGCAGCAGATGCCTGCCGCATGCCGTCCAACAGCCCTGCAATCGTGGCTCCAACTCGTATATTTGCAGCGCCTACTTCCGTAGCCATTATTTGTCGGGGTTAAACAATTTAAATATTTCTTCCTCCTGTTCTGGAGTGTATTCCGGTATCTGGAAAGCCTTTGTTTTAGGGGCTTTGAGATCTTCTGCTGTCAGCGGTAAAAACTCTTCGATGGAAATCGGATTTTCAACCGTTTTTCCAGCCATCACGTAGGTCCAATAAGCTTGATGGCGCGCGCGCCTCCATTGGCTTTCCTGATCAAGCGCATAACCTTCCCGCAAAAGGTTGAACTGGTAAGGGGTAATGTTTTCTAGCTCAGACAACTGGATTCCCATCATCCCGGCATCCCTGTACCAGTTTCTTGGGTCAAACTTTAATTTCCGCTTTCGGGGAGAAGTTTTTCCACTGCTCTTAGAGCGGGTTCTAACTTTTTTGCGACTGTGCCAGCAGCAGCTAAATACCCTGGGATCACCTTTGAAATGGCAGGATCCTCACATTCGTCGTAAAGATCAACGAACTGCTCAAAGCAGGACCAATCCTTATCCTCAGGCTTAATAGCACAATCAATCAGGAATGGAATTGCTTCGTACGGCGGAATCTCTTCTGATACGTGAAATGCCGTTGACAAGCTTGGACGCGCAGCTTTGATGCGAATGAAAGTAGCAGTGCCGAACCTGAGAGTATAAACCTTCCCTCCAAGTGTCAGGTTAAATGTGGTTTCTGACTCAATAATTTCTGGTGACTTTTTGGCCTTAGTCATAATCGATTTGGATAAACGCAGCCCTGACTTGCAGGGCTGCTATTTTGTTGGTGAAGTGTTAAGCCTGTGCGGTAATAACAGGTACTTTCTGAGGAGTGACTGTTGCATTGTAGGTTTGCAGCCCATTGACCACACCTGCTTCACCAAATGCAGTTACAAAACCGCTGAATGATCTGACGCGATCACCGGAAAATGGACGGGCGTGTTTAAACTTTTTCAGCTCCCCGGATAGAAACCAATCTTCGATTTCATTTCCTGATACATTTGCTCCGTCCTCATCTGATGGATATTCTTTTGTAATACCGCTGATCGTGAAACTATACTTAGGGTCATTGCCGGAGGGGACCTGCTCGGTTCCGCCGTAGCAATTAGCATCGAGCATCTCCCTGTCGGCTGACATGTTGATCTCCGTGGCGCATTTGATGATTACGAACGTGCCGTCATCCTCCTTATCGACCGCAAGGGTTGTTTCAATCCCCCTCACGGTCGAAACGGTTCTTTCTGCCATTATTTTGAATTTTTAGTTGTTGATGAATATTATTTAGGCTCTGCAATCGCTTCGTACTCAATCACCTTTATGTGCGTTTCCGACTTCTCATCGAACTGATCAGCTACTTCTTCACCTCGCATGATCGTAATTCCTACATTATTCACGATCCCGGAAAAATCATCCAAAGCTTCGCGTATCGCTTTCATGAGGTTATATGCCTGTCCGTATGATTCGGCAAAAACCCCGATTTCAACAATTCCCATTCTTGTTTCGCCGGGTCCGTAACAACCAAGTTTTGTCATCCGGTCAGTGAACACGTAGACAGCCGGGTAATGGGTTCCCGCCTTGATTATATTCGGCTGCACCCTGTCCTCGACTAATGAGTTCACGGTTGGAGTAGCTAGCAATTTCTGTATGAAAGCTTTTGTAATCATTAAAATCGCCCCTTTGGCAGATTGCGCCTTGCCCACTTACGGAAAGACAGTAAAACTTCCTTTTGAAAACTAGTCCGCACGATTTCAATAGTGTAATCGTATGCATTCTGTAAAAAGTTGTCTGGCCGGTGGAACCTTCCGCCGCGATCCGTAAATCCACGAGTAATAAAGTGTGTACGCCAACCAACTTTTCCGGATTTCTTTGATACGCCGACGATCACTCTGGCGGTTTCTTGACCTCTTGCTGGCACCAACTTTATCCGAATGTCGCGACGTGTAGCTCCGCCCCTTGCAAATTCAGGCCCTTTATTTTTACCCCATCCACTCTTGGAAACAACCCTACCGGATGGGGCTAAACGTTGAGCAGATCGAAACATCGGACGAACTGCATTTCTAAGTGCTTGGGTTGATACAGATTTTGGCATAATGGACTTGTACTGATCAAGACCGGTAGCAAGTTTCAAGAGCTCGTCTGCATTGATTTGTATCACTCCACAAATTCTGTTTTTATCAAGTACTCAAACATTCTCCCCACCTCATCAAGAGGTGCCACTATTTTGTAAACTCTTCCATCATATAAGTCTTTAATTCTGCACTTTGTATTAATATTCAAGCCTGGTAGAAACCGGATAATCCAATTCACCTGCAGGGATGATTGAATCTGATTGCTGATGTTGTCTTCTCCATCAGTGGTGGTCTTCGCCACCTTGCATGCAGGGAAATTGTCGAACTTTACGACATACTCGATATCCTGCTCGTTAAAATCATCAACGATTTCGATCGGCTCCAAAAACTGGATGCGACGATCATACTTTCCTGCACGTCTCTTATCCTGCGTAGCCAATGGTGTCGAGTGCTAAAAGATTGTCAACAAATGTCTTCTTCTCCTGGGTGAGATTCCCGCGATTGTCATACCATTCCGAGATCAAAGCTCGCATGGCCATCAGTAATCTGGGCGGAATTTCATCCTCTTTAAAGCCAGCTGTGAACGTTACGGTGAAACCAGAGTATGTACTTCTGTATCCCTCAGCCCACTTGATCATCCTGCCTCGCTTTCCTGTCCTTACCAAGCGGTAATTAGTATTTTCGACCAGAGTACTTCCGGATGAATTTAACCCGCTTATGCTTAAAACTTCTTGCACATAAAAAGTGTCTGGTATAACGCCAGGTAGACAGTCTGCTTCCCATTCGTAGGTTGATATGCCGAGTGATAAGTTACACCTCTCTTCAATATAGTCGGCTGCACTCTTAATCAAATCCTCAACAAGGTCATTATCGCCCATGTAAAACTCAGGAATACGCAGCCAAGCCAGTGCTTTTTCAAGCGGCACTGGCAAGGCTGTGTACTTTTGAGTGATGGACGGATAGTTCACTTATTTGCAGTTTTCGCGTCAGCTGCTTTTTTGTCACTCACCTTTGTGCCAGCAAGGCTGCCGACAGTTGGAATGGAACTATCCGACTCCGCCTCGACATGTTTTCCATCTACAATCTTCGTCTCGATGACATTTCCGTCATGATCCTGTGTTTCCGCACCCTTTATAGGGCCACGATTCTCTTCAGAAAGATGATCTTCGGCTTCGTTAATGTCGTTAATATCATTGTTAGCATTAACAACTTGACTGCCGTCTTCATTTTTCTTTGCAGCCTTACTGTCCTTGACAGCTACCGCATATCCAGCCTCAATGTGTTGTTGGGCAAATGCGTCTTCAAACTCAACGATATCGTCAACGTCATGAGACACAAGCGGATGGAATTTTGTGATTTGAACTTTCTTCATTTGATTACGCTACCAGAGCATCTTTAATACCAGCGAATGATTGAGTACGAGCAACTTTAATGTCATAGAAAGTATTGGCAGTGATTTCAGTCTGAGCCTTTTTCTTGGCAGAGAAAGGATCGACAATGAATTCAACACCACCCCAAAGACCGACATACAGGTCATTGAAGTTTCCGAAAATGATTGCTGATGCAATCGCAGTTGCGGATCCTTTTGTCAAGTTGGAGGGAACCAAGTTAGATACGATTGTTGGATAATCGTTCAAGATGTTCCCTTTTCCCCAGACAGGTTCTCCGCTTGTGCCAGTGAAAACCTGCGTCTTTTTAAAGACTGCTTTCATCTTGGCATTGGTCAAGTACTTAGGAGTATTTCTCAGAGCATCTTTTGTTTCAATCAATGCCTCCAAATCAACCAAATTCTCGTAAGTGGGTTTTGCGCCATTTGTGCCCAAAGCAAGCAAGTTGCCGTTTGGAGCTGTAATAGCACCCAACAAAATACCAATCGCCTCAACGTTCATATACTGAGCCAGAGCCATCGAAATGTTTTCCATCACAAGCTCTTGAATGTCAATCGAGGATTGCAAAATTGACTGCTTAGAGATTGGGATTGTTACGCCGCGACGCTTTGGAGTCATACCGAAGTCACTGAAAAGGATCTCAGTATATCCCATTTCCTCGATCTCGGTCAACTCCTGAACAGTTGGCTTGGTAGTCTGAACCGGGAAACGAGGATTGCCTGTAAGGCCAGTCAGAAATCTCGCACCAGACTCTTTAAGCCAGGTTTGCGACCACAACATATCAAGCAATGGCATGATTTCAGTTGGAACCAAGATTCCTCCCTGATCACCTGGGCTAGTGGTTTGCAGTGTGACAGTTTGACCACGTTTTTGCATGAACTCAGCAGGAACATAGAATGCTTCTTCACTTGGCTCAATCGCATTCAGACGGGCATTAGCTTCACCCAGTTTCAATACTTCACCTTCGATACCGTCGATGGTTTGCTTTTGGGCTTTGCGTTGAATGGCACGCATCAGGTTGAAACCACGAAGATCTTTTTTATCTCCTTCGGAGTAAGTTGCATTGTCAGCGCCTGAGCCAGCTACTTTCCCTGCATCCACTGCACGGGCTAATGGAAGATTTTCAAGTTCTTCTTGCCTAGCGATCTGAGCATCAAGATCAACCACTTCCTGCTTTAAAGCTTTAAATGCATTGAACTCATCATCCGTCAGATCTCGCTTTTCAGCCTCACCGACTTTCGACGCAGTTTGCATTTCTTCAAATTTCACTGCGCGTTTGTCGCGCAAGTCTTTAAGCTTTCCCATTAGTTATTAATTATGTTTGTTGATGAAGATTTTTATTTTTGAAGCATGATCACGTGCATGAGAGCACGTTGTCTGCGGTAATTGGATTCAGTTTTTCTGGTCATTGCGATGACCTCATCCAGTGATCTGCTGACAGTGCTCGTTGAGGATTGCAAGTATGCTGGCATCGACACCGGCCCTTGCTCATACACCACTTCGATTTTAAATACTGTCCTCAGATAAATCCCGTCAGGTCCGCGTTCCCACTCATCACCATCCTCGGCGATATCGAACATGAAAGAGCTACCAGTCACATCTCCGCGCTTGATCGGAGCCAAAACCACATCTTTTATGGTTTGATTGTCCGGCGCGATGATATCGTAGTCGCATGATGATTCAGTTATGCTGATTGATACCGTTTTATTCCGAAGACTTGCCAGCGTGTAGTTCGGATCATGGTTGAAAAATGATTTCATTTCCTCCATGTTAGCATAGTCTAGTGCAGAAGGATCTATCCGCTCTTTAAACCAACCAAGTTTCCTTGACCACTGGTTAAAGACAATGCCCCTTCCATATATGTGATCAACGCCGTTGTCGTCAGTGATCGCTCGAACTTCCGCCGTCGTCTGAGGCAGATATCGTCTCTCCTGTATCATTATCTGGTTTTTTATTAATATGGAATTCTCCAAGCTTATCCATGGGAACCATTGCACCTTGCATGTAGTGTTTGGCGCCCCAACCGCCGGGAATTGGACTCATTTCATCTAGTGCTCTTACTTCATCTGGCGAGTACACACCGATCTGAATCATTCTTGCAACGAACTCACCGTAGGCTTTGGAATCGCCACGGAGAAGTGCTCTGAAATTAAATTTTGTATAGAAACCAGCTTGAAGTTCATCTCTCCGGAAGCATTTGTAATTTATCTCTTGCTCAATCTGGGTAGCGATCGGAATTATGACCGAGCGGGTCAATCCAATGAACATTTGCTCGACTCCGGTTCCCCAGCTGGTGGTTTTTTCAGTATCCCCGATCAGTGAAAGTGGCACTCCAAACACTTTTGCGATGTCGCGATCAGATTTATCGAAAATCTTAATCAATTCTGATTCAACAGGTGTCCTTGATACTGGATGCCATTTGATTCCTGGCCCTAAAACGGCAAATCCAAAACCGCCATTTTTAGAACCTTCAAGTGACTCAACTACCCGCTCCTTGGTTATTTTGGCTGATTCGGCATCATTAGCGGGGATCGGAGTCTCTAAGAAACCCCCTATGAAAGTCCCTTTCTCATAGTATCGTTGTACGAAACTGCCAGTCAGAAGGTCCAGTTTGACGGTTGCATCCTGCCACTTTATAACAGATCCACCTTTTATCCCGTTAAAACTTAGATCTTTAAGGTATATGACCTCATCCTCAGCAAAATATTTCAGATCACCATTGTCCACCACCTGGAAGAAAACGCGACCGGATTTAGGGTCTTCCAAAATCCCTACATTCTGAGATGGGTACGGGAAATAAGATACGGGCTGATTTCTACCGTTCTTGTCTATACGTGCAATAGAAAACCCATGCACAATACAGTTCAGAACCATTGTTCTCATCGCGATGATCGGCGCCATTTGGTCATTTGACCGCACCGTAAGCAAATAATCTAAGGGATGGGTTTTAGCCCGCTTAGATCCGCCACCTTCAAGCTCCTTGTATACAGCATATGGTGTGGAAGCAGTTAAATTTGATATTAGCCGAACACACCCAAAGAACGTTGATATTCCCATTGCTGTTCTGGCACTCACATTTGCCGTAATCCCGTCAAGCCCTAATTGCTCGTACAACGGGGCAAACGGATCTGTCGAAGTGGTATAAGCCGACCTCGATTCAGTAGACCCGAATCTGAATAGATTTGTGAACCAATTTGCCAAGTGGAATTAAATTTTACGAATTTGAGAAATAGATATGGTCAAAAAAGGTAGCAATGCTCCCTTTTTTCAACGTCTTCTGTTTTTTCTCAGATGAGCATTCTTGAAGGAGTCGAAGCTTGAATATCGAGATGCATAACCTTTTGAACTGGTAATATCCTCAACTGATTGATAGGCTTCGTACAAACTCTTGCCTTGTTTTAAAAACCGCTCAGCGAGCGACAGATATGCCTCTTTGGTCAATTGCAAACTCATTGTCGATATCTCTACCATACTGCTACTCCTTGATTTGTTGTTAGTAGGTTGTGCCATTCTGAGAATTCGCCTAAGGCCATTACTGTGGCGACAATGCCATCTATTTTATCTTTAGACTTATCTTTTGCTGGCTTGATGTTTCCGGCAGCATCCGTATCCAGGACTACATTTCCAAGCATCCAGGCAGTTACCGGATTTCCGTCGTGTTTAATCACTTCATTGATTGCCATTTCTTCAAAAAGGGCTGTCGGCGGACCGAGTGATAAGAACCCCTGCCGGTAGGTTTGCACCACCGAGTGGTAGCCCCACTTAATTTCCCCTGCGTCATTCTTAGTAGGTGCATATACACTGCCGAGTTCATTTATCAGATGATCTTTGAACATTTGAGATCCGTAAGGGTCAATGCCTATGAATTTCAAATCCCATTGGGAGGCTGCTTCGAATACCCGGTTTTCAATAAATTCGTAATTGGTTGTTTTACCGGGCGTAGCATGTAGGTGTCCGGCCGCAATCCAGTCTCTGTAATCGATACCTCCACGTGCTGCATACTCAGCCGCATCTGAGGCTACATAATGATACACTTTCAAATATTTGTAAGCTGGGAAGTACAGAGCAAAAGATGAGATGTCATTCGAACGCCCCAAGTCAATGCCTCCGTAACAAATCGAATCAGCCGGCGGAATAAAGTCCGGATCCGCTTGCTTGGCCCAGATTTCGGAAGGAATCCAGGTGACCGCTGCGTCTACCCACAGGTTTAAACGCTTGGTTTTAAAATCCACTTCCTTACTTCCTGACCGCAGAGCCATTGCAAATTCTTCTCTGAGCTTCTCGATTTTGGTAGTAACGCCCATTGTCGGGTTTGCCTTAACCCACATACTCTCATCCTTCCAGTCATCATCTTCATCAATCCCATAAATGAGCGTAAAAACGTTGTCTAGGTCATACTTGCCTTCAAGCATTCCAATGCAGACGTCCCTATGCTTGTAGCACGGGCCCTGTTTGTTATAACCCGCGGTCGTAATAACAAACATCATGGGCTGCTCGCGAGCAGACTGTCCAGTTCCAAGGGAGTCCTTTACTTTGTCTGACTTGTGTACGTGATACTCATCGATGACGACGCAGTGACCGTTTTTACCCTCGGTGTTGTCCGCGTCATGAGAAACGGCTGCCATTTTTGCGCGTGTCGACGAGACGGTGACCGAATTTTTAAGTATCGTCACACGCTTTTTTAAGTCTCGGCTATCCTTGATTTGAGCGGTAGCTTCTTCAAAACAAATTCCAGCCTGATCCCGGGTGTAAGCTCCAAAGTAAACCTCGGGACCCGCTTCTTTATCGGCAATCAGCATGTAATTAGCAATTCCTGATGCGAGGGTCGACTTACCGTTCTTCTTTGGAATTTCAATGTAAGCCTCGGTAAACCGCCTCTTGTTATTTACCGTCTTCTTCCATCCGAAAATAGAAGCTACCATGAAAGCTTGCCACGCAGCCAACTGAAACCGGATCGTTCCGTCGCGGTTTATCTGTTCTTTTGGGACATTTGCTTTGGTAACACCTTTACTTAAAACAAGAAAATCAAAGAACATTAGTGCTTTTTGAGCGGACTTATCAGAGAAATACCAACCCTTCGCTTCGGCGTTGGCCAGGTCCTGAAAATGTCGATCAATAGCAAGCTTGACATATTTATTTACTACAATCTTTCCATCTCGAACATCCTCAGCATATTGCAGAGCTGTTTCAAGTTTATTCATTGTCGAGGTTCATCATATCATCGAAAGGATCACCTTCACCTTTCTTGCTCCCATTTATTTTGGTTCGGGCAGATGGGGTAAACCCAAACTGACCGGCAATCGCCTGCGCATTTTTGAGATAGGAATTTTTTATTGAAACCCAGGGCGAGGGCATTGAATAAGAGCTACCGTCGTCGCGGGTGATTGTCTTGACTTGGCCATCAGCTTTGAGTGCTTTGACGGCTTCGATGTAGTTGGCCATTTCCGAGCAGTATGCGGCAAGTAGTCCTAGATCTACGCGATGCAGCATTTGCAGCTGGATCAATTCAATGCAGACGCTCTTCCATTCTTTTTTCGCTTCCTTGGAGAGAAAGCTGGGCGCGGAGGGCGGATGATCAATGTTGCTCGGCATCATCTCGGCGCCAATCGCGCGATCCTTACGATAAGTCCCCTCCAACTTTTTTAAAGCTGTTGGTTTTGTAGGCCTTCCTGCTGACATTTTTTTTAGATAAAAATTGAATACTTTTTCAGTTCATATTTTCGGTTTCGACTTATTGACAATGGGGTCAAATTTGCTTTTTTGAATATTCTAAGGTCAATTTTGGAAGTGGCAGTTTTTTGAGCCGCCGCGGTACCCCCTCCCTTGAATTTTGACACGGTGTGCGCCTGACGGCAGGGGCGGTTGCCAAAAAAATAGGTTTAGACTTTTGACCTACCCCTCGGGGGTCGACATGTCGAATTACTACTACGCGTTCATGAGGCCAGACACGGCCTTTTTGACAAAAAAGTGCCTTTATAGGCTGTAAACGGCCTTTTTGATACTCTCATTCCTCCCAACTCACAAGGATATGGGTGAACCCATTCATTAATAATGCTAGGTATGTGTGACGGCCGTCAACAATCACGAACCTGCCATCTTCTCTGTAATGGCCAGTCGGACATGGGAACAGTTGCTTCGGAGCATTCTGCTTTACGATCTCATATTTCAACTGTACATCACCGATGGACATTGGATCCTTACAGGCAAGCACCACATCATCCACTGATACGTAAGCTGTTTTAGCCAGCTTACCAGGAGCTATGGACAGTACCTTGTCGAGTGCGAATGATCCGTTCAACTTTTCGCTACGGTTTGAATGTTTAATTATAGTAAGAACCTGAAAGTCATATAAAGCTGCACGTAATGAAGTATTTGGTCTAAACCAATTACATTAAACCCTCCATGCGTATTCCCGGTCGCGAAGTACTTCTTTACCATTCTGCTAGTAACGTAATCGGTACAGAAGTGGCAAATGAAAGTGACAACAAAAAAGGTAAATGCACTCCATTCTAAAATAGGTACAGTGAAAACAAACCACACGAAGGAGTATACTAACACGTGGTCAGCTAAATACCGATTGTTTGATGATTTGTTCCGTGCTTGCATGTCAGTCTGCATTACGAAGTCAGCTAGGTAATGCACAGCCAAAATAGACAGGATAATAAACTCGTTGAGAATCATATTGAGTTGTCAGTTGATGTCAATGTACTTGTCGTTGATAGTGTTGCCGACCTTTATCTTCCCTTTAATATGCAAGCGATTTAATGATTGTCGAACTTCTGTAACCAGTTCAACAAACGTGGCGTGAGCAGGTGCAATACCACGATCCTTCCGGTTCCTTATGAGCTCTTCAACCAGCTGCAAAACAAGTTCGTCCATGAGTATACGTTAATGATTTAACGTTGATGAGATTTGTACCTTACTCTTGCTTCCTCAGCACTTTTTATCACATGACATCGCTTACATAGACTTTGCAGGTTGGATTCGTCGAATGGTTCCCCACCAATTTCGAGCGGAATCTTATGGTCAACCTCAACAGCCTCAGTGAGGATATCTTTTACTTCGCATTCTTGGCAGTAAGGAAACCTAACCAGCTGGGCTGGCCGCACTCGATCACGCCAAGCCCGACTATCCCTAATTTTGCGAACCTCAGCTTTCGACCTTGGTTGCATCATGTACAGCGACTGCTACGATCTTAAATGGGTGATCTGTGAACACCTGTTTACCTGGTCCATCTTTAACTACCATTGAACAGGAAACACAAACGTCATCGCTCTCGGATAGTGGTTCCAAGGTGATAATAAGACGCTCACCTTGTCGGCAGTTAACAAGCAAAGAAACCATCTGGTCTTTGGCTTGGATCATGCGAGATTGCTTTTCAACCTGACAAAGAGAATTCTCCTCAACATCAACAGAATGATGGCCATAAGTGGTATTAACGTCAATTTTCATTTTACTATTTAGCTTGTTGATGAAGAGAATTGTTAAATCGTTACATGCTTCCAGTTTTCGCCTGAGCGGATCCGGTTGAGCTGGGTGTGTGTTATTCCAAATTGCCGAGCAATCATGTTCAGCCGGATGTTGTCGTTTTTAAGAAGTGTTTTAATTATCCGGACCTTCGACTCAGTAAGCTTATAGTTCCCAATCCTTCTCCTGCCAACCCTCTTTATGCATGCCGGGTTATACCGGTTGTGTTCAATTGATTCGACTCTTGTAGCATGATTTAGGTTCGTGTGCAGGTTATTGAACTTGTCAAAATCCAGATGTATGACGCAGTTCTGATCTGGATCAAGCCTCGGCACGAAATACGCGGCTACTAGCTTATGAACATAAAATACCACGGAGGCCAGCTTATAATCTTTCCCATCGGTAGGGATACGGACATTCAAGCTGCGGTATCCATTGATGACGCTGCCGGCGAGAATACCAGACTTAGAAGCAAGACGCCCGAAGCTTGAAATATAATATTCTGGCTGCCGGCTAAATCCCACATAGTAAATCCTCTTCCAAAGTTCTCCGTGGAATGAATTCACCAAGCTCGGAGGCTGGCAAACGGCAAATTCAAAAGGCGTGAAGTCAGGCTTCATTTTCAACGTCTGATAGAGGTTACTTACTTTTTGTCGGATGGAACTCCGCATGTGTGTGGAATGGAAACTCTCGACCTTACACCGTGTTTCGCTGCTTGGCAAGCCTTGCAACTCATTCGGGTAAAGCTTTTGCTCGGAGCATCCTCAGCACTTGGCAAGGGAATGACTGCTTTGTTGAATCGTTTCATGTTGTGCCGTATAAATAAGATCGTAGATCTCGATAGCTGCATTGATCAGATTGATGTCGTCATAATGGTTTCCGGTATAATTTTCCAGAATCTGTAAAATTTCTCCCTTCTTCACTGATCCGGATTTGTTCGACATACAACCGTAGATTTAAATGTGCCGGGGTTTCGCAACAGGATCCTTCCTTTGCGTTGCTGGATCAGGCTTACTTTATTCAGCTTAGATTCCCGGCTTACCATCCATAATCTCGTTATTCGCAAAGCGAGTAAAATGATTTACAAGTCTCAGGCTCAAAAATCGACAACGACCTATCATGGTCTACATAATTCACAGCCTCTGGAACAGTTGGGAATTGTCGATTTGAACAACTTCTCTTAGGAATATAGCCCGGTGGAAAGAATGATCTACCTACCTCAACCTCCGCATCTTTTAGCTTATGCAATGTTTCTGGAAACGATTGAGCAATTTCTTTCAATTCTCCATGGGTACACATTATACAAGGGAAGCAACCGACTCGTTTAAACCCAAGCATGTACAACGGATTAGGCTCGAATCCTTGTTTCTTGATATAATCAAAAACTTGCTTAGCAGTCCATTCGAAAATCGGTCGAATGATATCTTGTGCCCATTTCGAACAAAACTCAACAACTTCCTTCTTCCGGTAAGTGTGATATCTCTTTCTACCCGCTTTATCAATTTTGTATGGTTCAAAATAATACCTGAAAAAAGTACAACTGTCTTGCATTTTAGACCGTGCGAGGCTTTCATCTTTCCTGATACCTTGACATATTAACAGATTGTCCTTTTGGTCAAGAACCCAGTCAATGAATGGTTTTACCTTCAACTCTTCGGTACAAAATCTGGCTTTTGTTGACGGAAATCTTTTCTTCGCCTTAGCTAAACCCACAAACGACTGCTTTCCCGTAAGTGTGACAAGCTCGACTCCCAATTTTTCGATCACCTCCTTAACATGCTGATAAGTTAGATCATGCTCCCATTTGGTGTCGCAGAACACAGCAATCACATTCTTGCCGAAATGCTCGACCGCCCATAGCAGAGTTGCAAGCGAATCTTTACCACCAGAAAACTGTACAACACATTTCATATAGATGATTGTCGGGCGTATTGGGCTATGACTGTCTCGGAGAATAAATCACCTCGCAGATGTCAAGAAACTGTTTAGCCGCGTACCGCGCGAGTTCGGCGTTTCGAAAAACGAGGCGGGAACCGACAGTCGCGCCCGAGTAGTCGTAGCTGAAAACGCCGAACGAGAACCCGGAACCACCCGCGGCCTTATCTTTATCCCAATAGAAGTAGGGGAAATATTTTCTCTCATCCCAGTTCATCCAATCAGGTGACCACCCTTCATTGAGCACCTCATTGATCACATCGTACTTATGAACGCAGAACTGATACTCTCTTTGATTTTCCGGCAAAAATCCGAATGCCTCAATCGTAAGTGGCTCGATACCTTTGATAGCACAAGCATCTTCGTACGATTTTACCCGGTCAGTAATTGATTGCTCCATTTCGATTTGGCTTTGTTGATGAAAGAATGGTTTTGCGCTGCGCGTCGATTCGAACGACCGGCTCGCTCAATACTAAGTATTGATTGCCCGCAGCTGGATCTTTAATATGTTGCAGCTTTCACCGCCCACATAGCAGCTTCTTCGTAGGCTGTTTGAGCCAAACTGATCAGTCTCGCTTTCTCGCCGGCAATTGTTGCTTGCCCATCTCCTTTGAGATCCTGGCAAATGTTGATGAGCTCAGCTGACTTTTGTTTGATCTGATCGACCGTGCCGTCTTGTGTAGGATTGAAGGATGTGCGCACCCGCGATTCTCCTAATGTCTTTTGATCCAT